GGTGGGTGATACATGGATCGAACATGTGACCCCTGCCGTGTGAAGGCTGTTGAACGCCAATAGCGCTGTGCGCTTCAGAGGGGAAGCGGACAAGCTGAACGGCAAAACAGGGCACTGACTTGCACCGAATTACACCGAAATTGCACCGGCCAGCGGCCATCAGGTCGCCGACCGAGCCTTGTCAACAACCTTCTCGGCGATTCTTGCTGCCGCCCACTCCTGCAGGCCGTCAATGCACGTCGTGAGTTCGTCCGAAATGCGCAAGACGTCCTCGCGGGACAGTTCTGAGCCTGCACCTGCACGAGCTGCTAGCTCCGCTCGAACCTCTTCCGCCTTCGCCTGAAGGGCCTGCAGTTGCGTTGGATCACCGCTTGTCATGCTCAGCAATGTGCCATGAATGCTGAAAATGAGAAACCCCCTCAGCCCGAAGGCCGAGGGGGCGAACCCGGCAAAGAGCCGGGACCAGGAGACAACTGCGGATCAGTCGGCGATGGTGTAGTGCCTGGGGTTCTTGCCGGCGTGGCGATCGAGCATGGCCGCGGCCTGGGCATTGAAAGCCGCCATGTCCACGTTGCCCCGCGGCGGTCGGTCATCCACGAAGTTTCCCTGCAGCATCGAATCGCGCATCACCATGAGGCCGGCAATGGCCTTGTCGATGTGGGAAAGGCCCGAATCCGGGTCGATGTCCTCGCCCTCCCACCAGGAGGTCAGGTGCCGGCCGATCACAGCGTCGAAGTAGACCGAGGCGCGCACGCCAGCGGCCCGGTAGTTGTGCCGTCCGTACTTGGCCGCACCCTCGAGCATCGCCAGCGCGACCCCGCACAGCACACGCCAGGGCAGAACGGAGAAGGCCAGCTTGCGCGAGCCGATCGCGTCCTTGGGGTTCGTGTGATTCAATTCCGGCGGCAGCTGGTGAAACGTCAGCGCCTGGTGATCGTCGGAGAGTGGATCGACTTGTGTCATATGGTCAGCGGGCCAGCACGTACAGCCCGATGTTGCTGAATGCATAGCCGGTGTACGTGATGCACATGGGCCAGTTGCCCTTGATGCCTTGGTCGATCGCCACGCCGGCATAGATCACGCCGCACAGCGCGATGAGCCAGGCACTCACGCGGCGAACTCCAGCCACTTGGCGCACTGCGGCTTCTTTCGTTCGTCCACGTGCACCGGCATGGAAAACGTGATGCCGCGCTCGGCGTGGGTTAGCCACAAGGCCTGCTGCGGCTGCTCGAATCCGAAGTTGTTGGCCGCGGCGTACTCGTCGTAGCCCTTGAGCGAGCCGTTCACGATCACGCGCTGCAGCTGGATCAGTTGGTGCCAGTGACCCATGAGCAGCGTGTCGTAGCCCATGTCGATCTGACCGTTGCGGCTGCGCTTCTTGTGGTCGCCGCGGATGATCGGGCCGAGCGCGCCGATCATGCCGTCACCGCCGCGGAACTGGTCCCCGTGCGTCATGCAGTAGCGGTGCCCGAACACGGTCCAGTGCGCGTCCGTTCCATCCGGGATCAGGAACTGCACTCGCCGGTCCTGCTCGAAGTGCTTGGCCAGGAACTGGTACAGCAGCCAGTCGAAGTTCGAGTAGTTGCGGCCCTTGGCCCGCGGCTTCTTGGTGTTGCGACCGTGGTTGCCGGTCACGCAGGGGATGAACACCTTGCCGAACTCGTCGGCGAGCCGGCCGATGGCCCACATCAGGCACCCCATCAGGTCCAGCAGCGCCGGCATCACCGGCAGCTCGTTGGACTCGCTCAGCTCCTCGTGAATGTCGCCCGAGAGCATGTCGCCGCCCAGCGCCAGCACGATGCCCGGGTAGTGCGGATCGACCATGTGCAGCTTGCACAGGTCCACCGTCCGCTCGATCGCGGTACGGAACCGGCGCTGGGCGATGGCGATGTTGTACTCGTTCACGCCGTTAACCTGGCGCGCATAGACCACCTCGCCCCAGTGCAGGTCGGACAGCATCAGCGTGGGGACCAGCTGGCCGCCACGCGGCACCCGGGTGGGTGTGAGCCAGCGCGGCGGCTCGGCCGAGATTTCCAGAAGCTGCAGGATCTTGCGCTTGACGTACTCGTCGGAGAGCGAGGCCTTCTCGGACGTGGCGAGCCGCGCCTGCAGTTCGCGGATCTGGTCTTTCAGCCGCTCCACATCGGGGGCAACTGGCAAAGGCGCATGCCCGGTCGGCAAGGTGATGCCGGTGCGCGCTTCGATGGCCCGCCGCCGCTCATGCACATTGCGCTCGGCCACGCCGATGGCCTGGGCGACCTTGGCAGCGCTGCCGCCGCACTCGCCCCACATTCGGATGAACTCAGGCTCGGAGACTTTGGGAGCAGCCATGGTCAGGCCTTGAGCTTGCGCACTTGGCGCACCATGCCTCGGGGGATCTGGTCGCGCGGCCCGGTGCAGTCAGGTGACCAGGCGGCGGCGATGATGACACCCTCTTTGCCGTCGTAGAGCAGGTAGCCCACCGACTTGACGATGAGTGGGACATAGGTGTGCTTGTCGTGATCGACCCAGCGCTGATTCGGATCCAGGCAGCATGCGTCTTCCCAGGTGACTTCCACGAGTGGCGGTGACGTCATGGTCAAACCCCCGGGCTGTACTTGAACTGCGAGGCATCGACCTGCACGATGTCGCCGTCCTCGAACAGCAGGATCACCTTGCGGGATTCAGGCTCAGGCAACCAGCAGGCATAGAAGTGCTTGCCGTTGAGCATGGCCCAGGCCTTGCGGAACTTCGGCCGCCACTCGGGTTTCATCAGGCCGAGCGTGCCGGCGTGCACACAGGGAGAGTCGGCCAAATGGATCTCGACGCCATTGGAGCGCAGGACCATCTCGCCCGCCAGTGCTGGAGCGCACATGAGCGCCAGGGCGAACAGCAGGATCTTCATTTGACAGCCTTCCAGACGAAGGCCCCGATCAGCCCGGCGCCCACCAGCGCCCCTAGCAGCGGGTGCCCGAACTCCGATCCGACAGCGGCCCCACCAGCGAGCAGCACGAGGGCGAACACGAAAAGCGGTGTCATGGCGTGCCTTTCAAGGAGTCGTAGTCCCGCTCGCAGAGGAGCCCGGCACGCCGGTTGGAGTCGGCTTGCCGGGCGTAGAGTTCAGCCAGAGCCGCAGCCCCTCCAGACAGCTCGGCGAGCATTCCGGCGGCGGCGGTGCCTGCCGCGCGCTCGCTGGCAGTGGCGGTATCGCTGGCGGATCGACGTGCAGCGGCGGTGAGTTCGGCGACACGGACGTGCAGCCGGTCAAGATCAGCATTGGCAGCAGTGATCGTCTGGCGATACGTCGCCAGTTCGGCATCGTGGTCATGTTGGGCCTCCTGTTGCTGCTCCATGCGCCGCAGCGTTTCCTTGGCGTTGGTCTGCGCCTGGGCGATGGCTTCGGCCTGCTGGCGCTGGATGGCCGAATCCCACTTGGCCTGAACTTCGTGGCGGCCGATGTCGCGCTCGTGGCTTGCGAACAGCGCGATCCCTGCGGTAATGGCGGCGACGATCGCGGCGTAGATCGCGAGCCGCAGTGAGCTCACTGCGACACCTTCGGCGTGAACTTCTCGGCCACGTTCGCGGCCCCGAACAGCCCCATGAGACCGGCCATCGTGTACCCGATCACCGTCTGGTCGGTCAGCTTGCCGGTCATCACGAACAGGACCAGCATTCCCGACAGGATCAGGAAGGCCCGCCACTTCCGGCCGCCAGCGAGCGGGTTCATGGGGCCTCCCCGATGCAGCGGCGGTACTCACCCTGCCGGCGGATCGTCAGGCCGCGCAGCGGCTGGCCCTTGAACTTGTCCCAGCGCAGGATCTCTTTGCAGGCCCCGGCGTAGTCTCCCGCATTGAGCTTCTTCACCAGCGTGGAGCCGCAGAAGTTGGCCGCGCCGATGTTGTAGGACAGACTGATGTAGGCGTCGTACTCGAATTGGTGCAGCGGCACGTGCACGCACTGCTTCACCGCGCCCTCGAACTTCGCCACGTCTTGCAGCGCACGGGCCACGGCCTTGGGTGGTGTGATGGTGTCGCCCCGCTTCACGCCCTCGGTGGTGCCGAAGCCGAGGGTGGGCACATCGCCGGGCACTGGGATGACAGCTTCGCTGGTGTAGCTCTCATAGGCCACCAGGCCGCCGAACGCCGCCGCGGAAAAAGACAGCGAGGCAACCAACACGCGCGGGTTCACGACTCACCGCCCCCGTTCTTCTTCGCGTAGTCCTTTTCTTCGCGCCACCACTTGCGCGCTAGGTACGCGATCTGCAGGACGATGTAGAGCGCAGTCGCAATCAGCACTACCGCGTTTAATGTGAAACCGCCGATGGCCGCGCCCACCACTGCCGGAGCGCCACGCACGGCCTGATCGACGGATGGCGACTGTTCCATCAGCGAATTGACCTTCGCGATGATGGCGGTCACGGCGTGCTCCTGAATTCAGCTTTCATGGCGACCTCTCGGGCTTTTGACGGCTGAGCACAGAGGCTATGCATGTGCTCGCATTTACTGTTGTGCTGTTACTGCTGTGAAACAGGACAAACCTGTTACTCGGATGGGGACGCAACGCCTATTCTCGAAACGCAGGTACTACCGTTTAATCGGGCGCAATGAAAGACAGCCCGAACCTCGATCTCTTACGCGCTATTGCCGTCGCATTGGTCGTCGCCAGTCACGTCGTCCTAATAAGCGGCGTTGACTGTGCGTGGTATGACCTCCATACGATGGGCCGCATCGGCGTTGCGCTGTTCTTCGTCCACACAACGCTCGTGCTCATGGCCTCATTGGAGAGGCATAGGGAAAGCGCAATTCAGTTCTTCGTTCGCCGCTTCTTTCGCATCTATCCGCTTTCGATAGCAGCGGTCGTCTTCATCGCGATGTTGCAGATGGTCGGTGGCGTTCCAATCAATGCCGGGCAGTTGGTGAGCAATCTGCTGCTGGTCCAGAACGTGACCGGGTACGACTCGACGCCGAGCCCGCTGTGGACGCTGCCCTATGAGATCCAGATGTACCTGGTGCTTCCGGCGGTGTTCATGATCAGTCGCACCCAGCGACCAGTGCAATGGACACTGCTCCTGCTCGCCGCATCAGTCGTTGCAGCCGAAGCGTTGGGTGCGAAGATGGATCCACCTATGGGAACCGGTGCAAAGTTGGTGCGCTTCGTTCCGTGCTTTCTGCCTGGTCTTCTTGCCTTTGTGCTTCCACGCAGGACCGCGAGCCCGTGGGCACTGTTTTCAGTGGTCAGCGCAAGCATCGTCGTCGTGCCGGCGCTCGTGGCCGCCGGCTTTTCGGAGTTGCACTCCATGTGGGTGATTTGTCTGTGTGTCGGGATGACGATTCCGGCCTGCCGCGAGATCACTAGCATTCCGCTTGCTCGCAGTGCCAAGCTCGTCGCAACTTACTCCTACGGCGTGTACGTCACCCACGATTTCGCTATCGGCGTTCTGGCTGGAGGCGGCCTCTTGCCTGGACCTTGGTACGTGCAATGGGGCGCGTTCCTGATATTGCTGCCAGGCTTGGCGTACATCGCCTATCACGGCATCGAAAAGCGCGGGATCGCTGTTGGCAATCGTGTGGCACTGAGCCTCAGCAGCAAACAAACACCACCGGCCTTGCTGTCACAGGCGCGCTGATCGTAAATGTGCGCGTTGTTCCCGCAATCCAGGCACCGTCGCCCGTGACTGAAAGGGCCGTTGTCCACGACGAGTTATCGTCGCTCCACTGCAATTGGAAGTCTTTAGCGATCGACGTTGAAGTTGATCCGCCAAAGCCAGTAGCTGTGATGGCGATTTCTACAATGTCCTTGGCGTTTCCGGACCCGAAGTCGTACTCGATCCAAGCAGGCGTGGCAGGAAGGGGCACGCCTCCATCTGAAATCCATTCAGCGCTGGTTCCGTCGAATGCCTTTGAAGGTGGGAACGCACCCGTCCACCACGAACTACTTGCGCTCGCCGTTCCGCCAGTAGCGACCTGTGAGCCGCCGACAGTCGTCCGCATGACAAGCTCCTGCATTTCGGTTGCGCCGCTGCCGCCTTGCTTGCTGGTGATGTAGACGCGCCAGTAGCGGTGCGCTGTCATTGCTTGGTCCCTGCCAGAACGATGCCGATGTCGGCCAGCGTGGCGTCGGCCGTGCCTGGTGCGATGATTCCGAGGACATCGCCAGCGGAGAACGACACGGCTGAACCGCCGGAGCTGGTGAAGGTGGCCGAACTTCCCGACGCGGCGAAGGTGATCGATCCCACAGAGGAACCGTTCTTCTGGATATCGATGACCGTCGAGCCTGTGGCCGCAGCCCCTGCCTTCGCATAGCTGCCGGAGAAGTTCGCGGCGAAATTGACGGATCGGGCCAATGGGACGCGAAGGATTTTTGCCGATGCGGTGGGAGCGCCAGGATAGAAGGATGTCACATCGAAGGGCTGATCGGACCATACAGGATTGGCAGAGGCCCCCAGCGTCTTGAGCACTTGACCTGAGGTGCCAGCCGCCAGCCGCTCCCAACCCGAGGCACCGCGGTAAAGGATGTCGCCCTGCGCCGCCGAGCCGATGAAGTCCAGCAGCTCGGACAACTTGAGCTCCTCGGGATCGCCCGCCCCGGCCGTCTTGCGTCCCAGCACGCGCGAGGTGGACGACACGTCCTGCATCTTGGCGTAGGTGATGGTGTTGCTGTCCACGCTGAGCGCGGAGCCGCTGCCTGATACCGTGATGTCGCCGTAATCGCCATCTGCCAGCGCGCCGGAGCCGCCGGCGCCAGACCCGATTCCGGTAGTTCGGTAGTCGGTGTAGCTGGTGACACTGGAAGCCCCGCACGCTACCGCATAGAGGGCCTTCGCGCTGCTGGCCAACGGCCCTGGCCAGCCCGAAGGGGCCGCCGTGGTCACGCTCACCACGCCATCGGTTTCCTTGATGTAGTTGGTTGCTGATGCGGTCAGTGCAACGGTGGCGTTCGCGATGGTCAGGATCGAGCCGTCAGCCTTGCGGTACTTGCCGCCGTACAGGCCCCAGGTGAGCGCGCTCGTCGTCGTGGCGCGGCGGCCGAACAGCGTAGAAGGTGAGGCGGCGTCCAATGCAGCGTTCGCGGTGACTTCTTTCGAGGACTGCGATGCCGAGATCAGATCCAGATTGGTCGTGCTGTCAGCCATGCGTTTCTTTCGTCAGATGCTGCCGTCTGCAGGATGCCCGCGGCCGACCGTGGCCGAGAGCTGACAGACGCGAAAGTGGATAGGGTTGCCTGGGGTGATGCCGTCAGCGGTCTGCTGCGCCGCGCTGTAGCTCGCGCTGGGAGATGTGAGGCCCGTGATGGTGCGCTTGAGCGTGGCGTACGCAGCGTCCCAGATTTCCACCACGTAGGCTTCGGCGGACTCGCCCAGTGGAACATCGACAACATCGCGCCATTCGGCATTGACCCGCCCACGTCGAAGCCAGGTCAGGGTCGCGTTGTTGCTCGCGTCCCGGCCGCCACCCAGTTGCACGGGCGCGTACGGTTTCAGGCCGGTGCCCTGGTTGGTGAAGTCCTGCGCCGCCGCCGTCGCCAGCGTCATCCGGTTGGTGACCGCCTTGTACTTCTTGGCAATTCCGATGTCAGCGGTGCTTTGCGCCACCCGCACGAACTTGGAGGAATCCACCAGCAAGAACCGATCGGCCGCAGCATGGCTTCCCATCGCGTATTCCGAGCCCCGGCGGCCGCGCAGGAACCCGCGGAGCGTGTAACTTCCGTCCGTCTCCAAGGTCGCATCTCGGAAATACAGGATCTCGTCGCCGACCACCGCCATGTTGACCCCGGCCAACAGCCCGGTGTTGTTGGTGGAAGAGAGCGTGCCGTTCGACAGCAGCACGTTCACCGACGATAGTTCGTCTGGGATGTTTCCGCCGTGGAAGTCACCCAGCACGTTGGTGGTCTTCCCCATCGTCGCCTCGCCGGTCGCGATGCTGAACGCCGAGGCATAGGTGACCCCACCATCGACGGACACAAACACCGTGCAGCCGCCCCATCCCGTGGCCTTCGGGTCGGCCGCGCAGGCAGCGGCATAGAAGCCCGGATCATCGTCCGCGTCGCGCAGCATGTTGATATTCACATCAGCTCCATCAGCGTGAGCGATTGGGTCACCACGGTTTCCTCGGCCGGCGGTGTCTCTGTCACGATCACATGCGGCGTGTAGGTAGCGGCATCGTCGCGCACCGCGTCGAAGGCGTAGATGCCATCCTTCTGCGTGACCTTTGTGATGCGCATGGTCTGGCCGCCGACGCCCACCACGTCGGTGGGTTCGAGATAGCTGTACTTCCGGCCGAGGGCGAACTTGTATTGCAGCCTGCCGACCCATCGGTCATGCAGGTTCACCGACGAGATTTCCTGCGCCTTCTGGTCGGTGAAGACCATGGGCATGTCCATCCTCGCCTCGTCGCCGCTGTAGCCCACCAGCCGCCGCGAATACTTGGTGGCCGCCGAATACTTGGTGGCCGCGAGCACGTAGTTCACCGACAATGTGGCGGGCAGTTCCTCGTCCATCATCCGCGTGGTTTCGATCAGCTCCACGCCGTCTTCGTCGCTGCGGTGCGCGCCCAGGTCGTCGTCGGGAATCTCCACCGCGATCGAGCCGCCGCGCTTGACGAACTTGATCTTGCCCTGGGACTCGACCGCGTCGAAGAAGTAGGCCGGCATCAGCGTGGCAATCGCGTCCTTGACGCTGACCTGATTGGCGATCGTGTAGCCGTCCACCTGGTCGGTGAGCGCGGTGACGTCGATCTGGTCTGTGGAGAGTCCCGCACGCAAGGAAAGGTCGGACACGATCTCGCCCAGCGTTTGATGGCTCAACGATGAATCAGCCGCACCCAAGCCCTCTGTGAAGATTGGCAGCGTCATCGGCGTGTCGTCGGTCGAGACCGCGGTGAATCCTCCGTGTGGCCCATAGCCGTATCGAACCGCATTCACCAGCCCAGTGGCGCTGTTGAACCCGACCGCTTCGATGGTGGACGTTCCTGAATACAAGCCGTCGTACTCGCCGACAAATGAGCCGGCACCGCTAGCGTCAAACTCTGCGTAGTGGTCTGTCGCGAGCCAGCGCCCGCCACACAGGAATGCGCGATTCGGACGTCCACCGCTCGCGGGTGAGAAGACCCACGGGACATTCGCAAATGCCCAGAACGAGGATGCGAAGCTGCCGGCGCCCATCGGCGAGGTGTTCGAAAAGCGCGCCCAGTTCACCGTTCCGCTGACAAGCCCGCCCGCCCACAGCGTCGTGGTGTTCCGATCGACCGCAACTTGCTGATTTCCTGCGCATCCGGCGGGCAAGGTTCCGATGTGCGCCGAGCTTGTCGTGACCCCGTCGAGGTCGAAACGAACGACCGAGTTGTCGTCCAACACTGCCCAGCACCATGCGCTGCCGGAGCCGTACATCCATTGCACGCGCGCGCCACCGGCATCAAGGAGCTGGGTGCCCGTCACCGCGAACGTGTCCGGGTTGACGTAGTAGAGCCGCGTGCCGCCCGTGCTGACCGAATAGGCGATCACGTATTGACCGCCTTGCATGATGAGGGAGCGCGCAAACTCCGTGGACGGTGAGCCGAAACTGTGGTCCGTCGTCGCGCCCGTTGACATTTGAATGACGGTGATTCCGCCGTCCGTGAACAACTGGACCACACGATCGCGCGCTGCGTCATAAATCAGCTGATCGCTGGGCGTGTACGTCATTGGGCGGTTGTGGACAAATGTCCAATCCGCCTTGGTGTACTGCATCACCCCGAAATAGGAGCCGTGATAGCGAATGATCCAGGTCGATCCGCCATCGATCATCCAGTCGAACCAGACCGTGCCCAGCGTCGGTGCCGAGACCTCCCCTTTGCGCCCGACCTCGCACGTCAGGAACGGGATGCGGTTGCCGTCGTGCGCGCTGACGTCGAAACCATCGACCACGATGTAGGCGTAGCCCCGGTAGGCGGGCACGTTGCCGACCCCGAGGTGGGACTCCATCAGCGGATCGGGAAGCTGGTCCTCGGCACCGGTGTAGAAGCGCACGGCACCGCTTTCCATCGTGCCGCCGGCCGGGTCGTAGATCAGGCGCTTGTCCGGCCCTGCCCAGATCCTGCCAAGCGACATGTTGCCGTCGCCCTCGCACAGCAGCACGGCGAAGTTCGCGGCATAGGTCGGGCCGGTCGGTGTTCCGCCGCTGCCCTTGCCGCCGCCATCACCATCGGAGGTCTTCACCAGGTCGGCTGCCCAGATCACGTTCCCGGCCACGGCCATGATCGAGTAGACGATCGGGATGGGCCTGCCGTATTCGGAGGTCTGGGGCTTGAGGTCCGTCAGGTCCGGCGCGCGGTTGGTGTCGGGGTACAGCAGGCTGCCGGCGGTGCTGCCGATAGCCCAGCCCCAGGATGCCCCAGCCGGGCCACCGACAACGAACCCGATGGCCGCGCCAATCCCGCCTCCGATCAGCCCGCCGCTCATGCTCCCACCCCCGGATACCGCCACGCGGCTACGATGCGAGCGCGCCATACCTCATCGAGGCGGTGCTCCACCACACGATTCAGGCCGGCGCCGTTGTAGGCGTGGATCAACGACAGGCCGCCGTGCACGTAGTCTCCGACGATCGCCAGGTGCTGCGGCTCCATGTCGAATCGCATCCACGCCACGTCGCCCGGCTGCATGTCCTTCGTCGGGATCCGCTGCAGGTTGGCATCCAGCGCCGCGCGCATTTCCGCCGGCACCGGAAGGCGCCCATAGCGCGTGTAGTCGGTCAGCGGTATGCCCAGCGTCGTGGCGCAGTGCACCGGCACCCCGGCGCAGTCCAGGGCGAGCCCGGCGACACGACCTTGGTGCTGGTAGGGCGTGCCCACCAGGGCGCGCGCCACGGTCACGATGTCGCCGCGCTTCATGGCGAGGGCACCGTGGCCGGTGTCAGGTTGGTGCCGGGACCGCCGAAGATGCCCACCCCCGGCACATGGGGAAATCCGCGGAAGTTCACGCCGTTGTTGTGCACGCCGATGCAGTCCTCGTAAAAGCGCTTCTGGCAGCCGCGGTAGACGGTGAAGGTGTCGGACGCAGCGACGGGGAACGGCATGGCCTCGAACAGCTCCAGCACGCCCGGCGTGTAGTTCTTGACCTCCATCGACAAGCCGTCGTTCAGGCCGGAGGTGAAGGTGAGCTTGCAGCCGGTGAACCAGTCGGCGGCCTGGGCCAGCGCGGCGTGGATCGTCTTGTTCGCCGTCACGCTGTCCACTGCGGCAGTGACGGTCAGCGGCGCCAGATCGACCTTGCAGCGGGCATCGCCCAAGTCGGCGATGCATTCCTGCGTGGTCAGCTGCACGATACGGCGCGAGTATGCCTGCGTCAGACCGCGTAGCTCGGCGTGGAAGGTCGAGCGGCCGGCGCGCACCTGGCCCAGCGTGCCGGAGCGCAGCAGGTTGCGGCCCTGCGTGAGGTCGGCTACGTTCACCTCGAACAGCTCGATAGCCGCATAGTCCCAGCGCCCGGACTGAACATCGGATGCCGTGATCGACGGCGAGGCCAGGTAGCCGTCCACCTCGAGGTTGTCGTAGCTCAGGTCCGAGCCGTGCTCGATGTCGGACGGGTTGTAGCCCTGCGTCGGCTCGTACCAGCCACCGCTTGCCGGCGGGAACTCGAGGCGCTCGCTGTGCGTGGTTGCCGTGATGACCGTGCCATCGCGCAGCGTGGCCTTCCAGCACGTGGCAAGCGTGGTGGTCCCGAGGGCGTAATGCGCCTTCAGGGCATCGGGGATCGCGCGGGTCACTCGCGGATCTCCTGCAGCGTCACCTGCGGCCCGGTATAGAAGCGCCCATCCGGATCGCTTCCGGCAGCGACCATTTCCCAATCGATCTGATCGTTCAGGAAGTGCACCGGGGTGTATAACTGGCCGGTCCACGTCACCAGGTTGGCGGCGGGGCTGCCGCTGATGGTGCCTTTCCCGGTGGTGGCGTCGAAGCTGGCCGAGGTCGGCACGCCGGAAACCAGCACCTGCAGCGTGGACAGCTTGGGCCGCGTCACCTTGCGGTCCTTGTAGCGGGCCGACCGCGGTTCGATGTAGCGCTTCAGGAGTTGATACTGTCCGCCTCCCAGCGACACCACCCGCCCCCCGGTGCCGGCGCTGCTGTCCTTCGGATCGAGCAGGAGGAAGCCGTAGGCGCCGCCTTCGGTGACCTCGAACAGCGCTTCGATCTCCTGCCACGCCGAGCGGCGCAGCGGGCCGATGCCGATGTCGTATTCGCGCAGAGTCTTGTCCCACACGATGTTTACCGACTCGAAGCCGTTGGCGGTGCTGACCCTCTGGTTCCGGCGGATCTGCCGGCCCTTGACGCCGGCCTCGATGATCTGATGCGACAGTTCGACATCATCCAGGACGGTGACGCTCATTTGCCTTGCCTCCGGCTCGATTGGGTAAGTCGGCGCGCGACTTCGGCGCCGAACTGCGTGGCCGTGGTGCGCGATCCGCCCTGCGGCATCTGCACGCTGATGTGGTAATGGTGGGTGTCGCCGCCCTTTCCGGCAGGCGTAGACTTCACCTCACCGTCCTGGCCGCCCATCATCAGGTACTCCTTGCCGGCGACAGACAGCAGCTCGGGGCCGCGCTCGTTGACGCGGTACAGGCCACCGGCCGAGACCGGCCCGCCGAGCTCGCGCGCGCCGCGCACGGCCAGCGGTGCTGCTTTGTCCTGGGCCTTGGCCGCCCCGGCGCCATCGTGCAGCCGGCCGAACACGATGGCAGCGACGGCAGGCGACAGGTTGTCGCGGTGGCGGGGATCGGAGGCGTGCAGCACTTCCTCGCGTGTGCCCGGGGGGCCGCCCATCAGGATCGCCGGCACTTCATGGGCAGCGAGCTTGGCGTTGGCGCCACCGCCGACCAGGCCGCCCGTGTGGTACTTCGCCGCATTGGCGAACACGCTTTGCGGCACCGGTCGGCGGTCGCTGCCCTGGCCGACGATGCCGCCCGAGTGGTAGAACAGTGCGAGGTCGGCCCCGGTGGCGCTGCCCATGTTCACGGCGCCGGACGACCCGGCAGAGCCGAACAGCTTGGCGATGAAGCCGCCGCTCGAGGACGCGCCGCTGGCGGAAGCCGCATTGAGGATCATCTGCACGATTCCTGGAAGACCGGCCAGCGCATCGCTGCCGCGCGCTGCGGAAGTCGCCAGCTTTATGGCGGCGTCGGCGGCCTGCGTGTCGGCCCGCGCCAGTTCGTCGGCGCCGCGCGCCTGATTGAACTGATCAATGACCGACTGCTCACCAGTCGGCAGGCTGCGATCAAGCCGGGAAAAGTCGCCCGTCGTCGGGTTCGCGGTTGGCGTCTGGCCTCGATCCAGGCGGGCGAAGTCCCCGGTGGGTAGGGTGGCATCGCCCTTCGCCTGCATAGCGCCTGCAGCCCCGTCTGCGGCCTGCTGCAGGCGGTTCAGGGCCTGGGCGGTCGGGTCCACTTGTCCGCGGAACAGCGCGAGGCTCTGCGTCGCGCCCGAGGTGTCCAGCGATGGCGCGCGCTGCGGCCCGCCGAATAGGTTGGCGAACATGCCGCCGATGCCTCCCGCCACTCCGCCGGGGCCGAACACGCTGGCCGACAGCTCGCGGCCGACCGTGCCGTTGATTTCCTTGCCGATCGAGGCGATGAAGCTCTTGAGCGCGTCCTTCGGCTTGGTGCCGCCCATCAGGTCGCTGAACAGGTTGGCACCGGCATCCTTAAAGATCGCGTCGAACTTGTCCTTGAGCGGGTCCAGCGCGGCCTTGATGCGGTCGATCTCGAGGCGCGCGCGCGAGGCATCCACCTGCAGCTGCAGGTTCAGCGGCTCCCGGCCTTCTTCGTGCGCCTTGCGGTTCTCCGCGGCGATGCGCTCGACCAGCTGCACTTCGCGCTCTAGCTGCACCACGGCCTGGGCGCGCGCCGCGCCGACTTCCACCATCGCCGCCATCTCTCCGATCGCACCCTTGCTCTGGGAAATGGCGATGCGCTCCTCCTGGTCGGCCAGCATCTGCGTGATGGCCGTACCGCGGGCGCGCGAGGCGTTGAGCGTGACCTGATTGGTCAGCGCCTGCTGGGTCGCTGCCATGTCCTGCGGCGACAGCGGCGTGCCGCTTTCCTCGGCGCGCTTGGCGACCTGCGCCGCCTGCCGGCGGGCCAGTTCGATCCGAATCTTGCCGGCGCCCTCCTCGTCGCCTTGCAGCTGGCGCAGGTTCGCCTGGTAGTTCAGGATCTCGTCACTCAACTGCTTGTAGCTGCCCTGCTCCTCCTGGTTGGCCAGGATGGTGGCGCGCTCTCCCTGCAGCCGAATCTTGTCCTGGTCGCGCGTGGCGTTGTCGATCGCGCCTTGCAACTTGCGCGCTTCGGACGGGTCTTTCTTCGCCACCGCATCGCGGTCCTTGGCGAGCCGCGCCTTCTCCTTCTCGAGTTCGGAGACTTCGGCTGCGACGCCAGCGGCGATGGCCTGGCGCTTGTTCTCGTAGAACTCCTTGATAGACACTTCGCCGGCTTGGAATGCGCCTTGCAGGAAGCGCTCGTGGAAGGCCAACGCATCGCGCTCGGACTGCAGCTCGTCCTTGTAGGCCGCAAGATCGGCGGCCAGGTTCTCCCGGCGCACCTGTTCGGCTTCGTTGTGGCCGCCGGGCGTGAAATCCTTCTTCAGCTGGTCGATCGCCTCCTTCTTCTGCGCCGGGGTGAACTTGACGCCCTTGGCTTCGTTGTCGGCGAACGCCTTGTTCAGCTCGGTCAGCTTCTGCTTGTAGATTTCCGTGGACTTGGCGCGCTGCAGGTAGCTCTCGATGACCTTCTGGCCGTTGATGGCAGCCTTGTTCGCCGCGGCGTCCTCGGCCCGCTGTGCGGCGGCGCGCTCGCCCATCCCGCGCTCCTGCCGCAGGTCGGACAGCCTCAGCTCCTGAGCCTGCAGCTCCCCGGCGGCGCCCGGCAGGGCCAGATGTTGCTTCAGGCGCTCGATGGCGGCCTGGGTGGAGCGGATTTTGTCCTCGACGGTGGCCGGCGCGATGGCCTTGGCCCAGAACCGTGTCCACGCCTCCTGCCCTTCGGCCAGCGCCGCATCGATCGAGTTCAGGTGCGCCTTGGTCTTCGGGAAGCGTTCGTTCAGCGCATCGATGATGATGGCCTGCGCCTCGGTGGCCTTCCCTTCGTCCTCCAGCGCTTTGATGTGGGCGTACTGGGCCGCGGTCAGGAAGTTCAGCTGCTTGTTGGCTTCCTCGGCAAACCGGCTCGGCGACTCGGCCATCTTGGCGAAGTCCTTGGCGACGTCGTCCGCGGCCTTGCCGGTGGCTTGGCCGAATCCCACCGCTGCGGCGACAGCCTTGTCGAACACCTGGGGTCCGATCTGCCCGGTAGCAAGCAGCGCCTGTGCGATGGCCCGCGCGTTGCCCTCGGTCGTTCCCTTGGCCTTGGAGGTCGCGATGGCCAGGTCGTTGAACTGGCCTTCCGTCTTGCCGGCGAAGTTGCCCGACAGCTTCAGCGCATCGCCGAATTCCTTGCTGCGCCGCTGACCTTCGATCAGGCCGTAGATCAGCACGCCGACACCGGCCGCAGCGGCGCCCACGGCCAGCCGGAACGGGGTGAACAGGGCGGTGACGGCGCGCAGCGCGTTGCCGGCGCCGCCGAAGGTTCCGGACAGCTGCGAGCCCTGCTGCACGAATGCCGTGATCGGACTTTGCCCCGAGATCACCTGCACGGCGAAGTCGTGGATCTGGAAGCCCAGTTGCTGCTGCTGCCAGGCCGCGAACTTGGCGCTCTTCTCGATGGCCTGGTTGCCTTCCACCACGGTGCGCGCTGCAGCTGCACCGGCTGCGCCCGTCGCTGCACCACCGGACAGCCGCGCCGCCAGGGCGGCATTGCCGGGCGCGTTGGTCGCATCGGCGCGGCTGATGGCTTCGCGTAGGTTGGCAGCGGGTGTCAGCGGACCGACCTTCGCTCCCAGCGACGTGCTGGCGCTGGCCAGCTGCTGGTCGGTCAGGGCAATCTCGCGGCGCAGCGTGGCGACTTCGCGCGCCGCTTCGGCCGCTGCCGTGCCGGTGGCCCCCAGCGATGTGGTGACCCGGCTGAAATCCACGAACGAGGACGCGCCCAGCGAGGTGCCGGCCTTGTCGAGATCAACCGCAGGAGCCTTGCCAGACAGCGCCGCCCCGACCTTGGCACCAGCTGCTTGCGCCGCATTGCCAACCCGCTGGATTGATGCCACGGTGGCATTGGCCTGCGCGGCCACTGCGGCCTGAGCATCGACTCCTGCGGCTTTGTACGCCCGCCACTCATCGGCGATCTGTCGGATGGCGCGCGTGTGCGCATCGGATTGCGGGATGCCTTGCGCCGAGAAGTCCTGCATCGCCGGACCCATGCGCTCCTTGACGAACTGCGACCATGTCTGTCCAGCCGCTGCCTGTACCTTCGCGCCGGTCCCCTGAGCTTCTGTGCCAACGCGCCGGATGGCGTTGGCGGCGGCTTCGGCGTTTGCTTCGGTGGCCGCCAGATCACCCGCAACTTTTGCCAGCGCGGAGCCCGCTTTCGGGCCGAGCGCGGCTTGTGCGTCGGCCAACGTCTTGAACGACAGCGCGGTCTTGCTCGCGGCTTGCCCGGACGCTGTCAGCGTGCTGGCTTGGCCGTCGCTGGCGCGCTTGAGGCTGGTGGTGGCGGCTTCAGCGCGGGCACCGGCTGCTGCCATCTTGTCCAGCGCGGACGAGGCGGTATTGACTTGCGTGGAATCGACGGCCAGCGCGAGAGTGGTCACATCTACGGTCATGCCTCAGTCCTCTCGGTGGATTTCCACCAGGGCCGCTTCCTGCATCAGCAGCACGGCTTGATGGATGGCGGGCCACTCGTCGCGGCCGATTCGGTGGGCAAGGCGGATCTCGCGAAACGCCTCGGGCCGGATGCCCGCCGCCCCGCCCGGCCCCATGTTCCAGGCGCCCGATCCGAGGTCAGCGAAGAAGCTGACAGCCTTCCAGTTGTCCGGCCACACCAGGGTGGCAGGCTGTGGGTAGTCAGAAGGCGACAGGCCCCACTGGGCCATCTCCTTCAGTTGCTGCTTGGAAAAAGGCTTCTTGTATAGCGCCGCACCCGCGCTTGTCAGTTTTCCCGGCGGCGCTGCGTCAGGCCCGCCGACCAGGCTTCGCAAATCTTCTTGGCGCTCAGGTCGTGGTAGTTGTCGATCAACTTGCCCATCGCCTCGCGGCTGAATTCGGCGTCAACCTCTTCCCAGCCGGCAACCAGTTCCATGATCTCGTCCAGGCCGCTCTTGGCCTGCTTCGGCGCTTCTGGCAGTTCCTTGCCGGCGACCGTGGCCTCTTCGATGGCCTTGGCGTGGGCTTGAAGCGCATCCCGGTAGGAGAGATAGCGCTTCAGCGCTTCATCCCACCAGGCGTCGTGCGCCTCGACGGTCATGTGCTTGAAGACGAGCTTGAGGGTCTGCTCGCCTTCCGGGGTGTTGAACTTCACGTCCCACTTGAACGTGGGATTTGGATCGATCTTCAGCACGGGGGCTTTCTCCTGAAATGAAAACAACCCCGCCGGCTATGACACCAGCGGGGTTGCGGGATGGGCCTCCGTTGCGTCGGAGGCGCGATTACGAGGCGTAGCGCGTCGTTTCGTTGATCAGCGACAGCGTGACTTGCAGGCCCATCACCTCGTTCTTGGTGAGGGTCGGGGTCTTGCGAAGCGTCACGTAGGCGCTGAAGTAGATCGGCGAGCCGCTGGGAAGCAGCACGCGAACCACACGTTGCAGGCGGTCGGCGTCGGCAGCCGCCAGGATCGCGTAGTGCGCCAAGCTGGCGTCGTCACCGATCGTCAGCTTGAACACCGTGGGCGTCTTGGTGGTCGGAATCTGGTGTTCCGAGCTGTCCTCCAGGAACGAGTAGGTGACGAACTGCTGTTCGCCGCCTTCCGTGCTGGTCTGCAGGATCTGCGAAATCTGCGTCCAGGCCGTGACCTCGCGGACGGTGCCGACACCGGAGCCGGCCGGGAAGTTGGCCGTGCTCGTGGTGTTGAGACCTTCCACGCTGACGTCGTTGGTGGCAACCACCGAGGCGCGGTACACGTTGCCGTTCGCGCGCGACCAGCCCGAGGTGACCTCGAAGATGTCGCCCACGATGATGCCGTGGGTCGCTTCGAGAGTCGCCACGCCGGGGTTGGCGTTGGTGAACGCGGTCAGGTTCTTGGTGGCCCCGTACGTGGAGCCGATCGCCATGGTGGCGCCGTTGGGGAGTGCGACAGACACTTGGATACCTCACAGAGAAAAGGCCCTCTTCGGAGGGCGTTTGGGATCTGCGAGGCATCCAGTCGGCGAGGCTTGCGCGAGGCCGGCAACGAGGCAGTGACGGACGAATCAGCCCAGCTGGCCGAGTCGATTCATTGCTGGGAGAGCCACCTCTCCCAGGCGCTGATCATTCCCTTGCACAGCCGGATCAGGGCTTCGTGCAGGGCGCGGGTTGAATCCTTCATGACGCGAAGGCCTTGTAGTGCGCCGACACCGGCACGACAAACCGGCTTGGCTGGTTCAGGGGCGGCGCGGCGCTGAACGGCGACAGCAGCCAGATGCGCAGGCCGCCGGAGGTGATGGTGATCGGAAACGCCGCGTCCAGCGAGTCCACCAAGGCTCTTGCGGCGCCAGCTCCTGTGCCGATCGGCATGTGCAGGCTCACCTGGAAGATGCCCACGCGGGTGCGGCCGGAGCCGTCGAGAAACAGGCTCTTGGCCTCGTTCGGGATCAGGTGCGCGCTCGCAAACCTGCCAGCGGGCGGATTGAACTCCACGTTCTCCCACGCCACCGGGATGGCCGGGGTCTGGGCATCCGCCCACGCCTTCAACGTGGTTTCGAAGGCCTGCGCGATCAGGGCGTCCGACATGGCCTAGCGCCGCCTGTTCTTGTGGTGCCGCTTGGGCGGAGCGGTCGGGGCCGGAGTCCGTGCAGGCATTGGCGCCGGGGCGGGTTCGGCCACGAGCACGCCGACGAAGCCGGTAGCGATGGGGTCGAGACTGGCCTCGACGGTGTCCTGTGCCTTCGGCCCGCCGTGGTCTCCCACCAAGCGCTCGATGCCCACGGCACCGTGCAGCACCTGGCCGTCCATCAGGACCACGCAGCGGCGGAATTCGTCCGCCACCGCCCAGTCCTGTACCTCGCGGTCGTTCACTCGCACCTTGCGCGGGCGGTCATCGACGTAGGCAGGATCGTTCGGGTCGATGGAAATTCTCATTTGCTGATCACCCTCTCCACGTAGTCGGAGAACTCTTGCGCGGTGGTGCGCACCATGCCGGCGGGCGCCTGCTTGGAAAAGCCGTTCACGGTCTTCCCGCTCGGGTTCTTCGGCGGATTCGGGTACTCGCCGTATTCGAGGACCCGGGCGTAGGGCAGCGAGTTGGCCAGGTAGACCACATCGCCGGCTGGCAGCGACAGCGCCTTGTCCACTTCGGCGGTGGCCCGGCCCTGGTCGGTGCTGGCCGTGGTGGTGGTGTCGATCGCGCCTCGGCTGACGTTCCAGTTCGCGCGGGCGCGGCCGGTGTCCACCGGTGTCTTCTTCACCACCGCAGCGAAGGCCTGCTGGGTGGACTTCTGCACCACCGTCTGGATGTCGGACTTCACCTTCTCGGCGTACTTGGCCAGGTTGATGGAGAAGCCGGCCATGGTCAGCTCCTCAGGTACTCTGGCAGCTCCGGCAACAGAAGCGTCTGCCCGGCCAGCGCGTGCGAACAGTCGCTGAGGAACTGCACCTGGCCGTTCGTGATGAAGGTGTGGCAGACCTGCTTGATCGGGTCGCCGTTCGCGTCCCGGTGGTATTCGCCAGTCCAACGCCCGCCCTCGCGCACCAGTTTGTGCCATTGCGTAAGTACGCTCGGCGTGAAGGTCGGCGCGTCGGGATTGCCGTTGTATCCCCATGCGCGCGACCCTTCTACCGTGACTACGTGCGCGTCCTCGCATCCCTGGCACCAGTACATCAGCTTGCCGCTCTCGAGCGACCGTAGGAACTTGGAGATTTGTGCCATATCAGTTCGGAAGCAGGATGCGCGGCGCGTCGATCTGGTTCGGCGGCACGGCCGACACATTGCAGGCCGGCTGTCCGCCGATGCAGGCAAGCTCCACTTGGCCGCCCTCCAGCAGCATCGCCAGTTCTTCCTTCGTCGGCGTCCAACGGGTCACGAACACCGGAACGCCGGCCAGCTTGCCTTGCATTGCGTATAGCGCCGGCAACGGCAGCTGACCGCCGCGGTCGTCCCATTCCGCGGGCGGGCGGATCATGGTGTTCTGCTGGGGGTGCTTTTCGGGGGTCATGCGCGCACTTGAAGGGTGTGGATCACCGCCGTGCCCGCTGGATTCAGCGGCTCGGAGGAAATGACGGTGTAGACGTTGGTTGCGGCGTCGGTCAGGGTCATGCCTGGTTCCGGGGTCACGTTGAGCCCCAGCGCGGCGATATAGACCTGCTTGTCGCCCTGCTGGATGCGCGTGCCGTCGATGTCCTTGCGTGGGAAATCGAAGATCGCGCCGCGGACGGTGTGGCCAGTGGTGCTGACGGGCGCCGAGCCAGTGCTGGGGTCGTAGGCGCCTGCTGTCTGCTCGGTCAGGGTCATGAACTGCCCGTACTTCGTCAGCATCCGCTTGGCGGTGGCCGCGGCGCGGTCGTACAGGCTCATGGCGTCACCAGCCTGCGGATCAATCGCTCCAGGCCCTTGGCGTCCCGCTCGTAGTAGTAGCGCATGCCCTCGCTGACCAAGGCTTTCACGTTGCGCCCCGGGATCGGATCACCGGAGACCGACAGCGGCACTGCCGGCGCGGGTGCATGCGACTTGCAGATGCACGCCGCGTGGTTGCGCTTGCAGGCCGAGCAGACCTCGGAGCACGAGCACCCGAACATATGGCACTTCGGGCAGCCCAGCTCCTCGCCGGTTTGGTGATCGATGGTCATGCCCGCACCACCTTGATCGAGCCGTTGGCGCCTTGCAGCAGCGGCGCCAGCATGGCGTCGATCTGCGGGTAGGCCTTGGTCTGGCGCGAGCCCTGGGCGTAGCGTGTGGTGATCGGACCTACCGTTTCTTCAATCACCGGGGGCTCAAGGTCGGCCAGCAGGTCGCCGTCGAGCGCGCGCAGAGCCAGCTCAGCGCAGGCGCGCTTGACCACCTCGGGAACCACGGTGTACGGGTAGTACGCGCCGTACATGCTGTCCGGCATGGCCGCCGCATCGGGCATGGGCACGTCATACCGCGGCCAGTCCAGCGCCTGTGTCGGCCGCTCGCGGTAGCCAGCCCAGCGCTCACGGTACATCGCCACCATGTAATCGGTGGCGCGGCGAAGCATCTGCTCGCGCTGGGTGTCGCTGGAAAGCGCCGCCCATGCCGCATTGCCGCGGTTGTCGTGGTACGTGGTCGCCTCGGCCACGCTGATGTAGCTCTCGGCATCGGCCCGGCCGGTGCCATCTTCGACGGTCAACGCCATGTGTGCCTCCTTGGGGCCATCTGTGCAAAGCGTCCAGTCACGGGCGCTTCACGCAGCAGGCTCAGGCCTGCGCTTCGTCCAGCAGCTTCGCCAGATCGGCCTTGAGGGTGATGCCATCGGGGATGGCGATGCCCTTCGCGGCCAGGGCCTCCTTGAGCTGGGCGACCGTCATGCCATCGGAGGGCTTGGCTTCCGGCTCGTCGGCCAAGATCCAGCCCTGGGCCTTCATGATCTCGACGGACTGGTCGGGCGGCGCAGTCACTTCGGCGCGCTCGTCGCCACGGACCATGGTTACGGTGTCTTTCATCGTTGGATCTCTCCTGGGTTGGCTTGGAAGGGGCAGGGGCCGAAGCCCCCGGCGGGTTGCACCTGTGGCGATTAGCCCATCAGGATGGCGACGTGCTCCGGCTTGATGCCGGCGACGCCCCAGGCCATGCAGATCTCGTACTTGACCTGACGGTACTGGCGGTACACCCGGACCTCGAAGGTCAGGCCCGTCAGCGGGTCGGTGATCATCATCGAGTCGTCCGCCGAATCGCCACCGGTCGGCACGGCCGGCGCGCGGCAGGCCAGCACCAGGGCGGTACGGGCGAACGCGAGGTTTGCGGTGTAGTTGTTGCCGATGGTCATGGCGTTGCCGGTGGCGATCGTGGCCAGCGCACCGGGCTTGCCCAGCGTGATCGCACCAGGTGCGGAAACACCCGTGTTCACCACGTACTTGTTGTTGGAGTCCGCAGCGAACGTCACCACGTCGCCGGCCAGCACGGTGCCGGTGCCAGTGGCCAGGGTGATCGCGCTGGTGCCAACGGCGGTGGAGCCCGAGGTGACGTAGGACGAACCCGTTCCCTTGGTGTGCAGGGCGATGCCAGCGCTGTTGCGCAGGGCGAAGCCTTGCAGGCGGTCGGTCATGCCGTTGCGCAGCATGTCGCTCGAGCCCGCTTCGTTCACCTTGAACAGCACCGACTGCTTTCCGCGCAGGTTCGCAATGGCCGCGCTTCCCAGAGCCAGCTGCAGGTCGGATTTCGGGGCACCGTTGTCCTCGAGGATGCGCAGCACGCCGGCCACGTCGGACAGGTCGCCCGCGGTGCCGAACGGCGAGGTGCCGGCGGTGCCGTATGCGCGCGAGGCTGTCTGCTTGCCGATGGTCGCCAGATCGACTTCCATGGCGTTGACGATCTTGCGCATGCCGTCAACGAACTGGTCGGCCAGGATCTTGTTGTAGGTGCCGGTGGTGCCGACCGCCTTTTCTTCTTCACCGTTCCAGCGGATCGGGGCCGCCTTGGACTTGGTGATCGTCACGTCCGCGTAGCCTGGCGTGGTGTCGCCGGAGTTCGCGGGCGTGGCGCCGGGCGTGATGTCTTCCAGCGCGCCGGATTCGCCGATCGGCACGCGGACGGTCTGGTTGACGGCGGCGCGCTCGGCGTTGCTGTCGCGGCGCACGGCGGGGATCATGCCCACCATTTCGCGCGACACGACGTTGAGCGCTTCGTACAGGGTCGGGATCAGGCCCGTGAGGGTGTTTGACATGGTGCAGGTCTTTCAGGAAAGAAAAAGCCCGCTTCCGTGCGGGCCGAGGGATGGAGAGGTAGGTCGCCGATCAGTCAACGATCTTCGTGTCCTTCACCGCAGCCGCTTTCGCAGCGGGGTCCAGGGCGTCGAACTGGGCGCGGGTCATCGTCTTGCCGCCGCCACCAGCGCCGCCACCGCCTTGCGCGCCGCCGCCGGAGGCACCGGACCCTTTCAGGATCGATGCCTTGTGCGGGTAGCTGTCCACCATGATCTCCAGCGCTTCATCGAAGTCCGCGGGATCGCCGTGGCGCGTGCGGCTGAAGATCTGCTGGCCGTTCGCGTCCTTCGCGATGACCTTGCCGCCTTCGATGGAGAACCGGCCGCCGAACGCGGCTTGCACCATGTCGGCAGGGATCGCCATCTTGTCGGTGATGAACTTCGAGCGGGCGAACGCGCCGCCGATCTTCTCGGCGTACAGCTCGGACTTGTAGGAGTCGCGCTCCTTCACGACCGGATCGAACTCCGCGCGCACGGACTTGATGGTCTCGTCCTTCACCCGTTGGACTTCGCCGGCATCCACCAGCTTCTTGTCGTCCAGGTTCTTGACGATTCCCATCGCCTTGATAGCCGCGGCCGGGTCGGTGATGCCGTCGAACGTCTTGAGTGTGTTCTCGGCTTTCTCGGCCCGCTCGCGGTGGCCCTTGGCCTCACCGTTCAGGCGGGAAATGGTGGACAGGGTGGCGTCACCGTCGAAAGCGGCTTTCTTGCCGTCAGCATGCACGAACACGGGCAGCTTCTGGCCGTTGACCTCTTGCGTCACGATGGCGCCGTTGGCGTCAATTTCAAATGGCATGGTTGGTGATTTCCTTGGGCATCCGCCCTCTGGTGCGGTGCGGCATCCGCCGCGGTGCGCCTTCCCACTTCCGTGTTCCGGCCATGAGAAAGGCCCGCGCCGAGTTGCCCCGGGCGGGCCTTGTCTGGGTTCGAGGCGTTCAACCCCGCGGGAGTCAGTTCGTCGGCTTGAGCGCCGGCTGCATTGTGACGATCACGCCGCGCTTGTAGCAGTCGGCGCAAACGTCGGTTTCGATCTTCGTTCCGGCCTGGCGCCGGCCGTTCTTCACGGTCACGCCGTTCTCGGTGTTCAGCACCGTGCGGCTGCCGCAGCGGTTGCACTGGAGCATGCCGTCAGGCCGGGGCGTCGCGCGCACGCGCTGGCGGGTCTTCTCGAGAGCATCCGGCTCGGACGGTGGGACCAGCTGCAGAGATGGCTTCTTACCCGCCATGCTTTTCGATCTCGGCCTGCAGTTCTGCGCGCACCTGGGCTTCGTCGGATTGCGGGTGCAACTCCATATACTGCCGCACCGCGTCCTCGGCGTCGTAGTCGTCGGTGAAGCGCGAACCGGCCGCGAGCAGGCCGTAGACGCTGTACGTCTTGCGGTCCTTCAGCTGCAGGTTACTCACCACCTTCAATCTCCAAGTCGATCACACGGAACTCGCGGCTGCCCACCATCATGGTGGACTTGCCGACGACGCGGTACGTCAATCCAGGCGGCAGCAATACTTCGTGCTCGCCCTGGTTCTGTGACAGCGGCTCAATATAAACACCCTTCTGGCTCTTGCCAACCCTGAGCAGGACATCGCTGCTGGTTGCCCAATTCGCTGACATCTGCGCCGAGCGGGAGAAGGACTGTATCTGGTTCCCCATGTCCATCGGCTGGCCAATCTCTGCCTTGTCCCACCAAACATCGGCACGTGCCGCCTTGGTGGTCGGTGCGCGCCAGATCTCGCCCTTGAACTCGCCGATTCCGGGGAAGCTGGAAACCGTCAGCGCCGCGAATTGCCGATCCTCCAGCGTGCCGCCAGTCTCACGCATGCGCCGGTTGATCGTCGCGTATCCCTCGCCCGTGTAGTAGCGCACTGCGGCCAGAGACTCATCGGTAGAGGAGTAGCCCTCGGCCTTCTTGATCAGCTTCACGCGCAGCAGCTGGCCATCGTAGATCATGCGCTGACTGGTGTAGAGCTTGTCGAGCAGGGCGGCTTGCGCCGGCTGCGACTCCAGGAACAGCGCAATCTCGTCCTTGCGCTGCCCAAGCGGCGGCTTGAACGGCAGGTCCAGGCCGGCGCGCTGGTAGGCGGCTGGCTGCTGGGCCTTCAGTTCCTCCAGCGTCAGGGCCTTGCCCTTGTCGTTGTAGAAGCCAGCCAGCGGCAGCTTTCCGGTGCGGAACATGGCGCCCTTGGCCTTGCCCAGGATCTCGTCCTGGCGCTTGGCCGACTGCTTGGCGAGCCACTCGCTGTAGGTCATGTCGGCGGGCACTTGGCCGTCCATGCTGGCGCGGGTGGCAGGACTGAACTCCTCGACGTCGGCGCCGGTCAGCTCCTTCCAGCTCTTGGTCACGGGCGTGCTGGTGGAGCGGCAACACCAATGCAACGCGCCTGGCCCGGCACCCCACGGGATCGTGTGGCCGATCGGCTTGTGGCCCTGCAGCGTGTACTTCAGGCCGTCGCGTATCCGGCACATCGGCGAGGTGCGGTTATCCAGCGTCGAAACCCACTGCACCGACGCGATCACCTTGGCGTTGGCATCGTAGAAACGCTCGCGCGTGAATTCCGCCGTGTGGCTCACCGCCGTACGCACCACCGCTTCCACTTCCGAGCGGCTGCGGTTAAAGATGCCGTCCTCGTAGCGCAGCGCCCGGGTGCCGCGCAGCTTCCTCACCATCTGGTCGGTGGTCTCCCCGGACACATAGCCCGAGGCGATGGTCTCGCGGATGCGCTTGGTCCGACTGAATTCCAGATCCACCAGCACGCCCTTCAACAAGACGCCTTGGAACGGCCGGCTCATCGCCGCCGCGTAGACGGCCTCCGCATTCACGGGCGCAATGCCCACTTGCGCCACCACTTCGCTGGGAACCGCCTGCTTGAACAGCCCGAGCTGGAACTCCGACTCGTAGACGGTCAGGTCGCGCAGGTCGTTGGACAGCTCGCGCCCGATCGCGTCATAGGCCTGGCGGTTCAACGCCCGCACCGAGTACAGCAGTTGCTCCAGCCGATCGACGGTGAACGAGTCGGCCGGCAGCCGCTCGAGCGCCGCGATCAGGTCGGCGAACAGCGCTGCGTCGGTGCGATTGAGCGTGGCGATGATCTTGGCGACCACGCCATTGGAATAGTGGGTGAGGTCTACCGCGTGGTCGATCGCAGCGTGGTGCAGTACCTCATTGGCCGTTGCCACCGGGGCCTCCGGCCGGATTGCCGAGGGTGCCGAGCGCCGGGCCCTGGGCCTCGATGCGCGCCACTTCCTCTTGTTCGTTCACGTCGGCCGCCAGCGTGCCGCGGCGCTTCAGTTCGGCGCGGAAGGTCTCGTCGCTGATCTTGCCGGCCTGGTTCGCCTTCAGCAGCAGATCGGCGCTGGCCTCCGCGAGTGTTGCGGCACCGAAATCGTTGAACAGGGTCACGTGCCCGCCGGTCTCGGCCTTGACCCACTTGGCCATGTAGTCCAGCGCCGTGTCCAGGGCGTCTTCCAGCCCCTGCACGATGCGCTGAAGGGCGCACATGCCCACGGCGTTCTCGGTCGCCACCTGGGTGGCAGTGATCTTGCCTGGCTGCAGCACCAGCAGCTCGGCACCGGCCTGGCGCATGCGCTCTTCCAGCGACTCCAGATCGGCCGCGCCGGCCTCGATCGCCTTGCCGGTGTGCTCCACGAACTTCATGTCGCCGCCCTTGGGCAATTTCACGGCAGCGGAAGCGCCAACGGTCAGCTTCCAGGGTACCGGCTTGCCGGCGGCGTCCACGCCGTCCTCTGCGCCCAGCACGGTCAGGATTGGCACGCGCGCCACGTGCAGGATGGTCTGCTGGTCGCTGGCCGACTGCCAGTGAGCCACGTTCAGGTGGGCCACTTCGATCAGCGGTGGCTTGCCGGTCATGAAGCCGGTACGCTCGCCATAGACCGGCACGTAGGGGATGAAGTCGATGGTGGTGGTGCCCTCTTCATGGAGGTTCCACTCACCCTTCTTGTCCTTGTTCTCGCGGTAGGTAGCCCACTTGCCAGGCTCGAGCACGCGCACCTGGGGGATGCTGACGCTGCCCCATTCTCCGTCCTTTTCCTCGATGCACTCCATCAGCCGCAGCTGGTCCAGCATCCAGGCGCCGGCCTTGCGGCTGGCGACCCAGCCGAGCACCTGCCACGGCTTGATTTCCACCATGTAGGGACGCAGGCCGGCGGCCTTCTCGTCGGCTAGGGTGCGCACGCCCTCGGCCTTGGGGTAGTCCACCAGGATGCCGACGATGCCGAATCCCAGGCCCGCCTGCATCAGGTCGGACGCGAAGGCGTCGAGGTTGCGGCCTTGCCGATCCACGTCGGCGGTCCACTCCTTGATCTGGCTCGGCACGTCCTCTCCGATGGTGACCGCCTTGGAAAACGGCTTGCCGGTCAGCGTGGTGACGGTGCGCTGATAGGCCGGGAACAGGACCGCGGTGGCCAGCCGGTTGTCATAGGCGTCCTGATCCTCGTTCGGCCACTTCGGCATGAACTGCTTGCCGGCGGCGCGCATGGCCTTGGTGCCGCCAAGCAGGGCGCGCGACAGTTCCCAATCGCCCTGCATGGCGAGGACGGCAGCGCTGGGATCGGCAACGGTCTTGGCCATAGGGTTACATCCGCAGGGTGGATACGTGGGCGACCGGCCGCACGATCGGGTAGCGCTTCACCAGGAAGTAGCCTTCCGCATCGGGCGGGTGGTCGTGGCCGGTGGATTTGTCCGGCTCGCCGTTTTTGTCATACGCCTGCTGCTCGAAAGCCTCGGTGGTGACCGGGCAGGCGTCGGTGTTGATCTTCCAGCGCCGCACACCCTGTTCGTTCAGGATCATGGCGTTCACGGCGTTGGTGCGGTCCTTGACCGCGGGGTTCGAGTCGTCCACCACGATGGTGAATCCGGCTTCGCGCAGGATGGTCAGGTCCGACTCGCTGGCGTTCTTGCTGCTGGTGTTCTTTCCCGAAGCGTCGGGGTAGATCACGATCACGTGCGCGCCGAAGCGATCCTTCAGCAGCCGCGCCATGGTCGGCGTGTCGCGCACCTTGACCAGCTCGGCCAGCGTCATCGGAAGGCCGCCGCGGATCACGTTGATCACCGCGGTCATGTTCATCACGTTGAAGTCCATGCCCACGTGCAGCACCTCGCCGTCCTTGATCGCCTCGCTGGTATGGTTGAGCCGGCGGTCGAAGTTCGGGTAGACGTTGCCGGTGGCCAGGTTGACGAACTGGCCGCGGATGTAGGCCTCGATCAGCTGCGGCGGATAGCTCGCCCGCAAGCTGGGGATGTAGTCCTCGGGCAGGTTGCGGGCATTCTCGTAGGTGCTCGCCTGCACCAAGCCGTACAGCGCCTGCAGCTCCGGCTTGTCGCGCGGCGCCTTGACGAACTGCTCGTAGACGAACTTGAAGCCCTCGGGCGTGGTGGTCACGTCCACCCCGTTGGACAGGCCGTCCACGTTGTAGCGCATGCGGGCAATGATCTTGCGCCACGCCAGCGCCGCCTTGTCCTTCTTCATCACGTCGAGTTCATCGATCAGGCCCTTGCCGATCTTGAAGCCGACGATCTCCCCGGGTTTCTCCATCGATCGGCACAGCACCGTGGTGCGGTAGTTTCCGTTCGAGTAGAGGTGGACCTCTTTGTTCGACTCGTGGATGTCGCAGGTCAGGCCCCAGTCGTGGGCCACTTCCTCGATGGTCGGGTAGAAGATGTCGCGGATCTGCGCGTAGGTCGGCGCGAAGTAGCCGGCGTTGATCTTGGGCCACTCCCAGGCGTGCTGACATAGGCCAGCGGCACCGCCCCACGTCTTGCCCACGCCGAAGCCCGAGACCAGCGCCCGGTACTTCTTCTCGAGGGCGAGGAACCGGGCCTGCGGCCTATTGAGCCGCGGGCTCAGGGACGCTGGCATCTTCCACCTGGATCACGACCTTCACTGGCGTGACCGGCGTGTCTTGGTTCACCAGCTTCACCGCGTCCTTGTTCGCGTTCAGCAGGTTCAGCGGGATCGAACTGGCCTCGTTCGCGCTGCGCTGCAGGGCGACGACATCTTGGATCACCGCCTTTGCTTCCGCCGTGAGCGGACCATCGGGGATGTCCTGCGTGCGGATGTGCGCCATGCCGGCCAGTCGGTGGGTGGTCGCGGCGCTGTAGTTCGCCGCATCGGCCATGTGCATGGAGATCGATCGCAGCTTACCGGCCAGCGTGACAGCCTGAACTTGTTCCGATAGCGGCAGGCTTGTCAGTGCCTGCTCCGTTTCCAGAATTTGCTGTGCAACATTCCGAACGGTTTCGGTTCGTTTTGAAAACCTCGCGCTGATCACCGGTTTGGACACGCCGTACTCGCGCGCCAGGTCTGCGGCCTTCTCACCATTCAGCAGCCGCTGCCCGATCTCGGACCACTGCTTTTCCGAGAGCTTGGAGGGTCGGCCCATAGATGGTCTTTCATGGGAGGTGTCCCCCATCCCGACTTACCGGGAACAGCACACTTCCGGCTGGGGGACTGCGGTTCTCATCTGCCAGGGCTTGCCCGCGGATGCGCGCGGGAAGGAGTGCGCCGGCCACTTTGTGCCCCTGGCTGGCCCACGCGCCTGGCTGCGTGGAATGAACGGGGCGCGGAAAAGTGCTGGGCAAGACGCCCCTGCGCTATTCCCCGGTGCTACGCGAGCGGGTGGGGTTTCTGGCTTTGGGGTGTGTGGGCGCTTGCCCGAGCGGGGTTTCGGTGGCCGGTGCTGATCTCAGGCTTTGGGCCGCGCGGGATTTTTCATCGCAGCGGTCTGCTTGCGCTTCCGCCTAGTACCAGCCGGCGCCGGTTCCATGACAACGCGCCTGCGCATCAGCCTGCGCATTCACCGAATTGGGGTCGATATCGGATTTCCGACATCGAGAATAGAAACGGGGCGATGGCGCAAGCGAGTGCAATTCAATGCTTCCGGCCGGACTACCTTGCGCAGCGTCCAGCCCCTATGACTTCATCCCGTGCTTGACATCACGGTTAGCCCCTGCGGGGTGTGTTCGTTGAGGGCGAGCTTCTCCATCGATGTCAGGCCGCAGTCGCTACAGGCGTTCAGCCAGGCTGTTGCTGCGGGTGTTCGGCAGAGAGGTCGGGCACGAGTCGCGGTAGCAGCGGCTGTGGTCCCTATGGGCGCGGATTCTAGGGTGTGTTTTGAAACTCGCAAGCGCTGTTTCGATTTCGTTTCAATCCTCGTCGCCGCCTTGCATGCGCTTGGACAGGCGATCGATGGGGGGTATCTGCGCCAGCGCGCTGCGCCGGCCCTTGAGACCCTGCTTGTAGCGGTGCAGGCACTGATCCAGGTGGTTGGCCAGCCGACGCCCTTCCTGGCCGTGGGGAACCTGGCCAATCCCGCTGCCGCGGCACGTCGGACAGGCCCGGTTTGAGAGCGTCGGCGTGCCCGGGATCAGCTGCCACTTTCGACCCTCGCAGGCCGGGCAGTTCTGGTCCAGCCAGTACCGGATCACGCCCGCGGCCTTGGCTTCGGCGTCGATGATGTTCCACTTCAGGGCCTGCACGGTCAGGGCGGCGCGCGTCGGCCGGAGCTGGCTCAGGCCCTCCATCACTGCGGCCATGTCGCGCATGAACCAGGCATCGAATGTCGCCTTCTCGCCCAGGTGCGCCAGATCCGCCACCTCCCGGCTGCTCACCAGCCCGGCCGCCAAGAACTGCTTGGCGGTGCGCGGCTGCCGGCGGGTTGGCTTCAGCGCCGATTCCCACTCACCACGCAGGCGAGCCAGCGCGAGACCCAGAGCATTGGCGCTCATCGCCATGTCGCGCAGGATGTCGGCCGCGGTGCGGCGCTCGGCCTCCTGCTTGAGGTTGCTCGTGTTGGTGGCAACCTCGTACAGTTCCTCGATCCCCGGTTTGTTCTCGTCCGTCACAAGCATTGCTTACTCCTCGGGTTCTGGATATGGTCAACGCATCAGGGAACTGAACATTCCGCCCACCGGCTGGAAGGCCGTGGCCTGGCCGGTGCGGATGCGGCTCACGGTGGTTCGGTTCGCCCCCAGCTCCTTGGCGAGCTGCCGGCCGGTCTTCGGCGAGACCAGGATCAGGTCTACCTGCTCTTTGGTCAGGCTGGACGTCTTGCGGCCGGTGGCGCGGTTGGCGACGATGCGGGCGATCTGGCCCTTGAGCTTGCCACTCGCGGCCACGCGGGCGCCCTCTTCCGATGGGTGGCAGCAGACCATGTGCGCGGGGCTGACGCAGCGCTTTTCCTCGCACGTTCCGAAGACGCGCCAGCCGTTCGGTATCGGCTCGCCGCTCTTCAGGTGCCACGCGGCACGGCGGCCGTTCTGCTTCGTCAGCTCGCCGTCGCCCTTGGTGTGATCGGGCGCGTAGACAGCGGGCCAGCCGTTGGAAAGACCGCCAGCCCAGATCCAGTGATCACCTTCGATCCGGCAGCGGTCCTTGAGAGCTTGCAGGGTAGCGGTCATGGCTTCGCCACCTCACCGAATCCGCACCGGTACGCTGCGCAGTAGTGGATGCGCCGGCAGGTCTCTTCCTGGCAGCATTGGTCGCAGGCGTGGAGCTCGCGAACCGCGATTGCAGCGGCCGGCGCCGGCAGGTCGTTCAGGTGGATCACCTTGGACACCCAATCGATTTGCACCCGGGTGACCTTCACGACATCGGTTGCAATCTCCCAGGTGCCGAGGTCGTAGCGCACCGGCTGGGACACCACGGCGTACTCAAGCGAGACGTCATCAACCCAAACAACGTCGTGAAGCGTGGTACCGGTGGCGTCGTCAACCACCTTCACGCCCTGCGGGAAACTTTGCGAATCCATGCGCATGGCTAGACCTCCTCCAACGTCGGCAAGCCCTGCGGCCACAGGCCCTGCTTGGTGAGCAGGAGCCGCGTCATGCGGCCGGCGAACACCTCGAAGGCGCGGCGCTCCTCTTTCGTGAAAAGACCGCCCTGGTCGAACTTGCTGTGGCAGCCGACCTCGCCCACGCGCGGGCCGCACAGGCTGAACGCCAGCCGGTCGTCGGTCTTCATCGCCATTCCCTTGCCCGTGTTCGGGTGGGCGGCCTGGCCGACGCCTTCCACTCCGCAGATGCAGCAGGGCATTGCGGCCACCAGCCGGCGATAGGGTTCGCTGCGCAGCGGATTGTCTTTCGGCGCTGGCGCTGCAGTGGTTCCGGCGTAGACGCCCACCCGCGAACTGCGCACGTTCATCAGCGCGCCTAGGTTCGCGGCCTTCTGGGCTGCGCGCTGGGCCTGGCGTTGTTCGATCGATTGGCGGCCGAAGGTCATGCGGCCTCCTTGACGTAGATGACGTCACGCTCCATGCAATCTCCTCCGAACATTGACGGCGAGTGCTCGATGGCAAAGGAGCACGCGGGCGTGTTGGCGTACAGCGCACACTGTCCGCAGACTCCGCTCATCGGGTCTCGGGTCTTCTTCGGCTTGTCCTCGATATATGCGATGCCCATGACTGTCATCGTGGGTGTGGCTGTCATCCGAACCTCCGCGCCAGAAACAGTGCAAAGCTGTGCGTGTTGAACCAGCGCCGCACGGTGTACTGCCGAACGATCGAGATCGCGGTGTAGACCCAGCCGCCCCAGAAGTTGCTGGTTGCGGTGACATGCGCGCCGTCAGCCATCAACGGGATCAGCACCACGTTGGCCGCGTAGTTGATCGAGAACCCGATCAGGATGTTCACCCAGGCCTCGATGATCGACGCGCGTTTGGACTGGCCGGCGCCGCTGTCGGCGCTGCGGTAGGCCCTCCATGTGAACCACGCCACGAAGGCCATCGACGCCATTCCGAGAGAGGTGAGCAGGCTCATTCCTGGAACCCTCCCATGATCGTGCGCATCATTTCGCCGGCTTGTTCCGGCTTGAGGTGGCGCCACAGGTAGCGTGGTGCGTACTCGCAGCGGAAGAAGTCCATCACTTGCGCGGTGAACTGCATGAACTCGTCCTGGTCGGCTTCCGAGTAGCTGACCGACCTGGGCAACGGCACGATGCCGCCTTTGGGACCGGCCACCCAGTCCACCCATGCGGCACCGACCTTGACCCAATTCAGGTACTGCTCGAAGTTGTGGAAGCGGTCTTGTGCATCGAACACCGCTTGCAGGATCGCGAACGTGCGGCGGTGGTACGGGCCGGATCGGTCCTGCTTCGTGATGAAGCGGAACATCTCGCCGATCTCTGCCTTCAGGATGCGGCTCCAGAAGCGGCGCCACACGGTCTTGCCCTGCTTGCCGTGGCCGTCCACCGCCTGAAACAGGAACTTGCGCACCGCGGCCTTTTCGGCGTCGTTGAAGCCTTCGAGGCTGGCTTGTTTCACGAGCAATACCTCCATCACAGCGCCCCCAGTTGCCACACGCTGGAGACACGGCCGATCGGTCGCACTGCTGGTGCCGCCTGGTGCTCGCCGAAGCCGTAGATGGGCGCTGGGCTGCCCTTGCCGGGCGGCGGCTCCTTGCCCACCACGCGGGCGCCGATGACGCGCAGGATTTCCGAGACGCGCGGCTGCGTGATGCCAAGGCTGAATTCCAGCTTCGCCCTGGTCATCGGGCATTGCTCGAGCAGCTGCTTTGCCCGTTGCGCGTCTTCCGCTCGTTTCGCAGGGGGAGCGAGTACGTAGCCATCGGCGCGCGCCCGCGCGCACAGCCGACATCTGCCGCATGGATAGCGGTCAGTCGCACCGCACTTGATGCATGCCTTCATGTGATCTGTCCCATCATCCAGTGGGCGATCAGCAGTGCCTCGGCCCGGTTGTGGTCCTTGGCGCGTGCGATGGCGCTGCAGGTCGGATAAAGGCGCTGCGCGGTCTCGCGCGCCTTGCGCTTGCGCTCGTGCGGCTTGAGCTGTGCGTCGATCAGCCCGAAGTGGCGCTTCCATGTCTGCGGATTCGCGTACTCCGGCATCCAGCCCATGCACTCGAGCACCGTTTCCACCGCGCCCAGGGTGCGCAGCAGCGAGCCTTGCGTCTGCACGGCGTTGTCCTTGCCGCCCATCGTGCCTACCGTCTCGATGACTGCCGCCGGCTTGCCTTCCGATGTCGGGCAGTGCTCGCGCAGGAGCCGCACCAGCGCGCGGCCGTCGATCTTGGTCCGTACCTTGGCCGCCGGCCCGATGCCGGGGATGGGCATGGTGGGGAGATCGAAGACCGCACGCACGCCGTTGTGATCAAGCACCGCGCAGGCGCCAGTCAGGCCGGGGTCGATGGCCAGCACGAGCATGGATTAGTTCCCGCCCATCGCCCGCTGCAGCGCCTTCTCGGGGGTGTCCTCCTCCCCGTCGCTCTCGCCGTCCAGCAGATCGACGTCACCGTCGTCGTCGCTGGCGCCTGCCGGCGTGTCGGTATGGCCGGAGCGGTAGCCCTTGCCCTTCACAAGCTGCAGCACGGGCGGCGCGATGATCTGAACGTGGCCGGTGCCCAGCGTGGCCAGGCCGGCGACCCGACCGTAGATCGAATCGTCCTTGAGCTCGTCGCCGTTGTACTGGATGGTCCAGCCGATCGTGACGGTGCCGCCCTGGTTCAGCTCATACCAGACGGTGGACAGCACGCAGTCGCTGAAGTCCAGATTGCTCTCGCCGCCCAGGCCGAAGTCCAGCACGAAGCGGTAGCCGCGGGCCTTCTCGCCCTTGGCATAGGCGAACTTTGCCGGCAGCTTCGGGTGCCGCAGATCCGGCAGCGGGATCAGCACGTCGGGCAAGGTCTCCTGCCCGGCGGCGAGCGCCTTGTTGCAGTAGTGGTGCTCGCGCAGGCCCGGCTCGATCAGGTCGAGCAGCGTGTTCTCGCCGGTCATCGTCATGGCTAGGTCAAAGGCGCGGACGTGTTCTTCGCCGTGCAGCTCGCGGCGCACGTTGGCGTTGGTGAATGCAACCTGGGTTACTGCTTCAAGCTGGAATGGCATCAGATGTGCTCCGGTGGGTTGATCAGGGGTGGAGGTCGAGCTCGAGGTACCGTGGGGCTTCCCACTGGGTTTCGAGGTACTGCTGGCTGTCCTTGTCGAACCAGAAGGCGAAGGAGCCTTCCCACGAGTGGTGGCGCTGCTTGGCTATGCGCACGTAGCTGTCGGGCTCGGTAGATGGCTGCTCGCCCTCTTTCGGCTCCGGCTTGCGCAGGTTCTTCCAGACGATCACGAGGTTGTCGCAAAGGTCCACGATCTCGCCGGCACCCTTCACCGCGAACTTGTCCGGAGGCGCCTTCTCGTTCTCGCCCTTGCGCATGTGGCACACGAGGTGGATGTGCAGGCCGGTGTCCCGCGCGATCGTGGACAGGCCATCCACGAAGTCGCGCTGGCCCGTCAGGTCATCCACACCGATGCCGCACTTCATGAGGCTGTCGATCACCAGGTGGTCGATGCCCATCTCCTTGCGCACGAAGGTGGCCAGTGCCAGGATGCGTGGTGCCGCCACGCGCCCGAGGTGGTCGTAGATCCACAGCTTGTCATCCGTCCAGCGGTGGAAACTGCGGATGAAGCCGATCGACGGAATTCCTACGCCGCCTGCTTGGCGTGCCATCTTCGCCATACTCTCGGCCGGCTTCATCTCCATCGAAGCCACGCAGACCTTCTCGCCGTCGCCCATCACGTTGAGCGCGACGTTGCTCAGCAGCGTGGTCTTGCCGTGGCCGTTGACGCCGGTCCAGAGAGTCAGTTCGCTGGGCCGCAGGTCGAACTTGCCGTGCATCTTGTCGAAGCCGGCGCGCACCCAGTTGGCCGGCTTGCCCTCGCCGTGGAAGCGATCGATCACGGCATCGGTCCAGTCCGAAGCCTTGCGGATCTTGGCGCGGTCGACCTGCTGCTCGGCGAAGTAGCCGTCCAGGTCAACGCTGTCGGGGATCAGGTTCATAGGACGGTTCCTGCGCGGTGCTTGCGCGCGGTCGCGGCGGCCAGACGGCGCTCGATCGGCGTGTGGTTGAGGGCCATCGGCTCCCAGACGAACGCGTGCGTTTCCGGCACGTCCTCGATGGCGGGGTGGTGGTAGCCGGTGCCGATGTCAACGTCGTGCGTTGACTGCTCGAACGTCACGCCGTCAACGTCCTGGCTCCAAGCGTGATCGAAGCGCAGGCAGAGGCGCTTCGGACGGATGGAGGCAATGCGGTCCAAGAGCTCCACCAGGATGCCCAGGCCCACGCTGCTGTCGGCCCACACCCACACCTCGAGGTTGACCAGCATCCGCCAGTCGAAGCGATCGAGCGGCGCGTCTTGGCGCACGTACAGCGCGACCGAAGCGACCGAACCGAACTCGCCGCCGATCAGCGAGACCACGACCGGTCCGGCCGGCTTCTGGCCGCGCTGGCGGGCCTGCAGCAGATCGCGGGCGTTGGCCGCGTACCAGGGCTGCTGGCTCATGTCGCGTTCCCCGTCCAGTCGCCGGACGCGCCATTCGGCTTCTGCTTCGGCTCGAACACGCCGGACCAGCCGTTGATCACGCTCTCGCTGAGGATCGCGCCAATGTCATGCCCAGCCGCGCGGAAGCCTTCGAGCTTTGACACGATGCCCTTGGCCGCCGCGACCGTGAACGGAACCTTGGAACCCTTGGCCCGACGCATTGCCACGAAGTCAGCCCATGGCTTTTCAGGCATCCAGGCAGGAACCTCGAATGCCCCCGCAGGGGGCTTAGGGGGGTTCTTCTTCTCTTCTCTTCTCTTCTCTTCTCTGGTCCGCTTTTTGTCCGCATCGTCTGCGGACGGATCGCGGACATCCTGCGGACCATTTGCAGACGACGCACGCTCGGCCCGTTTGCGGTCGGCTTCCTGCGCTCTACGCTTGGCAGAAGCCCCGTTGTGCTTGTCGAATTCGGGCAGCGAAAGCCCGTCGTTGCCGTCCCAATTGAGCCATTCGACCGCCACCAGGAGCTCCGAAAAGCCCGGGAAACCGATCTCGGAATCCAGCGCGCTGGGCGTGTATCCGTACAGCCGTCCGTCTTCCGACAGCTCGTCGAACAGACACCAGACCGCATGCAGTCCGCCGACAACGCGCAATCTGTCCGTTTGCAATGCGGACGCGATGCGGACAACTTTCGGATGCCTGCGAAGCGCCGATCGCATCTTGATCCAGTCGCCTGCCATCAGCTCAGCCCCCCTTCCGCTTCCATCCGCGCGATCTGCTCCGGGCTGCGCTGCCTGATGGCCTCTTCCATGCTCCGGCGCCAGCCATCGGCCTCGCCGCGGTCGGATAGGCAGCTGTCGGCCTCGTAGCGAGCCATGGCGGCTTCCATTTGGGCGGCGCAGTATCGGATGTAGATCTCGCGCTCTGCGTCCGTCATGGGGCCTTGCATGGTCTCGATGAAGCCGACTGGGGATGGGCTCATGCAGCCTCAGAAGCCCAGGCTTCGGTATTGCTTGTGCTGGTCTGCGCCGACCCGCGTTGCGGCCCACTGCGGCTTGTAGGTGTCGCGCGAGCTGGCCGCGCAGATGGCGCGCGAGGTGGCGAAGGTGGTCGGCTTATTCACCTCTGCCGTTCCGGCGTCGGTGGGATAGAACTTGCCGTCCTCCTCGATCACCAGGCCCTCGGCGATCAGTTCCTCGGCATAGCGCTCCAGGTGGCGGGCGCTGACGGTCTGGGCCACGCTGCCTTCGCTGAAGTCGCGCATCACGCGCGGCTTGTCAACGATCATGCGCAGCATCTTGGGTTTGTCGCAGTAGCTCACGTTGCAGTCTCCAGTTGGTGGGGGGGGGAATCGGTCAGGCCGCAGCCCGTTGCACCAGGCTGCGCAGCAGTGCGTTCTCGTCGGCCAACTTGGCGCTGCGCGCGCGTTCCAGCTCCAGCTGGCGCTCAGCCTCGGTCTTGATCTGGACCAGCGTGCAGCCGAGCTGGTAGGCGATCCAGGCCGGATAGATCCGGTTGTTCACCACGTCACAGAAGGCGCGCACGGTCTCGGCATGCAGCGAGGCCTCGCCCTTCTTGATGCGCGAGAAGTAGCCGGCATCGAGGTTCAGGGCACCGTAGACCTCTTTGTCCTCCAGGCCGGACGACTGCACCGCCAGGCTGAATGCGGCAGCTGCCGACTTCTGCCGATGCACCAGCTCGATGGGCACATCGTTGGGTTCTGCGCGCCTTGAGAGGCCCAGTTCACCCTGTTCGTCAACTCGGGTCAAAAGTCTGGACGCCACTTGACTACCCCCTTGAGGCAAAAAAAATGGACAGTTCGCCCATGCCAAAGACGAGCCAGCACAACCACAGCGATATGCCGTTACTCGGTGCTGAGGTTGACCTTTTCATGGGGTCGCCTAAGGTGCGGCTCGTGCGCTCAGTGCTGCGCTTCAGGCAATTGCTGTCGGCCGTAGACGTGATCCATGGTGATCACCAGGCCGCGCTGCGCCGCGAAATCGATCAAGCGTTCGGCCATGGGAGGCATCACCATCTGGCCGCGATCGAGCAGGGACACGTTGCCCTGCGTGCAGCCCAGCGCGGTGCTCATTTCGTCTTGGGTAACGCCCAGCCGTTCGCGGATTGCTTTGAACACACTCATGAGGCCGGATTATGAGTGGCACTACGGTACGGCGTAAAGAGTGCCGCTTGTTGAAATGGTAACAAGTGCCTCTAATCATTCCGGGATGGCCCGCCCGGCAAAGGTCAACGACGAGCACTTAGAGGAAGCACGCCTCCTGCGCGAGCTATGGGAGGCCCGCCCGGAACCCCGCCTGACCCAGGATGCATTCGGCTCGAAGTTCGATATCGGAGGACAAAGCGCGGTGTGGCGCTTTCTCAACGGCCGAGATCCGCTCAGCCTGAAAGCGGCCCGAGGATTCGCCAAGGGACTGAACCGGCAGATCTCCGAATTCAGCTCGCGCCTAGCCAAAGAAGTCGGCCTACTCGCCCCGCTCGTGGATAGCGAGGTGCTGGACCTGACCAAACTCAACAGGTCGGAGCTGCAGCTAGTGGAGCTATTCAGAGGCCTGGTGCCATCGTCCCAGCACGCTCTGCTGGTGCACGCCAACAACCTCTACACCGCCGAGCACCAGGAGCCGAGCCGGGCCAATCCATTTGCCAAGGCTCCGCCCCCCGGGGAAACGACCAAGGCGCCACACACACTCGCCGGGAAGCCCGCACCGCAGCCGAAACAGCGGAAGCGCCAGGAGTAATTTCCGGCAAGCTCATCAGTAAAAGCGGCACTATTGCAACTCTGCCGCATAGGTATCAGAATGAATCCCCAAGAAAGAAGCCATGTCAGGGGGTTCGATGGCCGCAGCGGTTCTTCGCATTGCACGCGCGTCTCAGCACGAGCAGCACATCATTGAAGTTCTGGAGCACTACCTCGCGCTCGCGCGCCGTGGCTCGTTGCGCGGCCTGGCAGTCTGCGCCAAGGGCCGCACGGGACAAGAGCACATCTCAGTGGTCGGCGTGTATCGCGATGATCCAGCCCAAGGCGTAAATGCCGCCATGCGCATGAGCTGGAAGCTCACCCAGATGCAGGACGACTGACTGCCGACTGACTGCTGAGCCAAGTCTCACCAACGCCCGTATCCAAGCCGCGACGGATCGCTCATCCGATAGAAATTATTTCAAGTCATTATGAGTGCGGCTCTTGACCATTATTAGGAGTGCCACTATTCTTTCTCCAGTCGCAGCGATTTCCGCTGCAAAAGGAGCAAGCAGATGCGCCGCACCGCCGAGATTGAGCACCAAGGCCGCGATCTCGCTTGCACCTTTGACTACACGAAGGGATACCGCGCGACGCGGTATGAGCCGTCCGAACCCGAGTGCGCCCACCTGATCGCCGTCGCGGACGAAGACGGCCAGGACATCACCGCCACTCTGTCGCGTGACGACCGCGACGAAATCGAAGCCGCCTGCATCCAGTCCGTTCACGACGGGCGCGATGCCGCGCGGATCGATGCCTATCTCGCGCGGAGCGAGTCGTGAGCGGCCAGCACACACCAGGTCCGTGGCACGTGGAAGCCGCCTACCTGACCATCGACAGCCCAGCGACGGTCATCGTTGACCGCAGCGGCATGCAGATCGCCGTTCCCACCTGGACCGGTGACGAGTCGTCCACTCATTGCACGACTGACCCGGACGTCCTGCGCGCCAATTCGCACTTGATTGCCGCGGCTCCGGACATGCACGAAGCCCTGCAGGCGATTGTCACGGCGCGCAGCCTCAAGGCCGCGCGCGCGTTGGCCCTCGCTGCACTCGCGAAGACCACCAACAGGAGCGCATCGTGAGCCATCTGCTTGAGTCCCTGCTCGACCCCACCCGCCGTGCCGCCTGCGCCGAGCACGACGCCATTCAGTTTTTCACTCACCCAAAGGGAGCAACCATGAAGCACGCCACCGTCAGCGCGGCCCGGATGTTTGCCGACATCGCCGCCGCAACGCCGGTCCAGAAGGACCGCTACTTCGAAATCACGATAGCCCGGCACGGCCAGCCGGACCAGATCATCGTGCAGGCCTTCCCCGACCAGCTCGACGCCTACCTGTTCGCGGTGGAAGAAGCGGGCGACGGCGCCATGGTGCAGGTCCGCAGCCACTGCGAGACCAGCTATTTCGAGGGCAAGGAAGCCTATCCCCGGCCGCTGCACGCGCGCGCCACGACGCAGGCCCAGGCTGGCTGGCGCAAGGCCCAGATCGAAGACGAGTGCCGCCGCGCATCCGATCTTCGGGCGCTGGCGTTCATGTCCGCAGCCGTGTGTGGAGGTCTGTGATGAAGCACACCATCAACGGCTACATCACATTCAAGCCCGCCGAGCCGTGGGAGAAGAAGCCAACCATCAGCTTCCTGACCTGGAAGCCCGATGACTGCGACAACGTCTTCGGGTTCTTCGTCCGGCCGCACAGCATCGAGGTGGAGCTGCCCGACGACTTCGACCCGCGCCAGTTGCAGATCGCGGCACTGGAGCGCGAGCGGACCGCACTGCGCGCCACGTTCCAAGCCCGCATCACCGAGATCGAAGAGCAGATCAGCAAGCTGCTTGCCATCGAACACGCGCCGGAGGTGGCATGAACATCACCGCAACCATCCCGGCCGATACCCAATCCCAGCTCGCGCAACTGCGCCATGGCTGGATGTTCGTCGGTGCCGCCTTCCAGGCCGACGACGAGCACTGCGACAGCTGCAGCTATCACAAGGTCATCGGCCGCATCAACTACGAAGGCGTCCATCGCGTCTACGTGGAGGGCGCCGGCTGCACGCTGGGAAACAAGGACGGAACGCCCCGAACAGTGCCCAGCCTATGCCGCGCATCTGGCAAGCGAGGCCGACTCGTGAGCCACCTCCGGTCCATGTGGCGGCGCGCGGCCTCTCGAGCATTGCTCGGCTTCCTGCGCTTCCAGCGCGACACCTCCCACCCGATGTCGCCCTTCATGCCGCGCCTGGTGATCCGGATCAACAGCCTGGAAAGGAGAGCCAAGTGAACCAGCACCGACTGTGCGACGAATGCGAGACCGCTGCCTGGTGCTCGAAGTTCGGATGCATCCCGATCACCGAGGAAGACGACACGCCGATCACCACGCCCGAGGAAGCCATGGGCTGGGTGCCCGGCTGGGGCGTCATCGCGGTCGTCACGGGAATCGTGATTTTGGTCATGGTGGCCGCGGCCTTCGGGCCTGTTTGATAGGGAAGGAACTTCAACAACATGAGCAAGATTCACACAGCGCTGCTGGATGCCATGCGCGAGATCGCCAAGGTCGGCATCGCCAAGACCAGCAAGGCGGACCTGGGCGGCGCGCGCGTCAACTACCGCGGCATCGAGGCCGCGATGAACGAGATGAGCCTGATCCTCATCAAGTCCGGCATCAACGTCACCCCCAGCTACAGCGACCTGAACGTGATGGAGCGGGCCAAGGGCGAGGGCAAGGCCACCCGCTTTGTCACGCTCAAGGGATCGTTCACCTTCGCGGCCGATGACGGCTCCAGCGTCGTGTGCACGACCTACGGCGAGGCGATGGACTCAGGCGACAAGGCCGCGATCAAGGCGCAGTCCGTAGCCTTCCGAACCGCACTGTTCCAGCAGTTCGTCGTCCCCACGATGGCAATGGATCCGGAAGCGGACGGCGACGACGGCGGCATCCTGAACGTCGAATGCCGCGAGCGCGTGGCCAACACGCAGACCGAGGCCGAGCTGCGCGCGCTCAGCAAAGAGTACGTGCCGCTGTTCAACCAGGCCAAGGATCGCGACGGCTATGCCGAGTTCGTGAAACTGGTTCAAGCGCGCGGCGCCGAGATCAAGGGGGTGAATACCCATGCGTGAAATCCTGTTCCGCTGCTCCTCCATCGGCAAGCTGATGACAGAGCCGAAGACCAAGGCCGAAGGTCCGCTGTCCGTGGGCGCCAAGACCTACATTCGCCAGCTCGCCGCCCAGGAGATCCTCGGCGTCGAGTTCGAGGTCTATAGCAAGCAACTGGAAAAGGGGATTCAGGTCGAGCCGGACTCGATCGCCCTGCTCAATCGCGTGCGCGGGCTATCACTGGATAAGAACGCCGAGCGCCGCACCAATGCTTGGCTGACCGGGGAATGCGATCTGTTCGACGGCCCGCGGCGCCGTGGGCACGACGTGAAGTCGCCCTGGTCGGCCGCCACCTTCCCGATCGCTCACGCCGACTGCGAGGACAAGCTCTACGAGTGGCAGATGCGCGGCTACATGGCCCTGTGGGACGCCGATGCGTGGGAAGTCAACTACTGCCTCGTCAACACCCCAGAGAACCTGATTGGCTACGAGCCGCTGCAGCTGCACGTGGTCGATCACATTCCCGAGCACATGCGGATCACGACCTGGACGGTCAAGCGTGACCTGGAGAAAGAGCAGGCTATCTACGAGAAGGTGCGGCACGCCCGCACCTACTTCGGCGAAGTGATCGCGGAGTTCGCACGTTCGCACAGCGAGGTTGCACTTTTGGGGGCCTCTGCATGAGCACCGTTGAGATCCGCCATGCTCACCTCTTCGCCGGCCTCGGCGGCGGCGCCAAGGGCTTCAACCGGGCCCGGCCGCGCGTTGGAACCATGCAAGGCGAATTCCGCTGCATCGGCGGCATCGACGTGGACGCAGCAGCGATGCGCGACTTCGAACGCCTCACCGGCGCGCGCGGCACCGTGCTGGACCTGTTCGACCGCGAGCAGTACCGCCCCTTCACCACGATGGAGCTGGCCGCGCTGCAGTCGCTTCTGGATCCGGAGGAAAGCTGGGTTCCGTGGCGCCTGGATGGCGAAAGCGATCAGTCCTGGCGCGAGCGCATCGGAAACGCTGTGCCTTCGGATGCCGCGCAGGCCATCGCCGAAGTCATGGGCGAAACGCTGCTGCTGGCGTGGTCGGGTGAGACCTTCATGCTGTCCGCGCGGCCGATCTGGGTTCGGCCGCTGGCGATCGCAATTTCGGTGCAGGGGGCCTGACGTGGGAGATTCAGCCTACATCGACTTCCTGCGCGAGAAGATCAAGCTCGCGCGCTTCGACGGGTTCGACGTTCCGATCGAGCAGATCAACCCGGCACTGAAGCCGCATACGCGCGACATCGCGCGCTGGATGATCAAGGGCGGAAACCGGGCCTGCTTCGCCAGCTTCGGACTGCACAAGACCGCGACCCACCTGGAGTTCCACCGGCAGATCGGTTTGCGCCATCCGGACGCCTACCGGCTCGCCGTGATGCCGCTGGGGGTGCGCCAGGAGTTCCACGACGAGGCTGCCGAGCGCTTCATTGGCGACTGCGCTATCGACCTGCGCTTCATCCGCCGCGACAGCGAAATCGATGATCCGGCCACCATCTACATGACGAACTACGAAGCGGTGCGCGAGGGAAATGTCACGCCCAGCCGCTTTCGCGCCGCAGGCCTGGACGAGGCCAGTGTGCTTCGCAGCTACGGCAGCAAGACATTCCAGGAGTTCATGCCGGCGTTCGCGCCGGTGGAGTTCAAGTCGGTCTACACCGCCACCCCGGATCCGAACCGGTACAAGGAGCTGATTCATTACGCCGGCTTCCTGGGGGTGATGGACACCGGGCAGGCGCTGACGCGATTCTTCCAGCGCGACAGCGAGAAGGCCGGCAACCTGACGCTGTACCCGCACAAGGAAGCTGAATTCTGGATGTGGGTGGCGAGCTGGGCCGTGATCATCACCAAGCCGAGCGACTTAGGCCACAGCGACGAGGGCTACATCCTTCCGGAGCTCGATGTCCGCTGGCACGAGATCGAAAGCGACTACGCCATGGCCGGCGCCGACAAGCAGGGGCAGGGCCTGCTGATTCAGGACACCGCCATGAGCCTTCCGGCCGCCGCGCGCGAGAAGCGCGACAGCCTGGCGGCGCGCGTGGCGAAGGCGCAGGAGATCGTCAGCGCGGATCCTGCTGACCACTTCATTCTCTGGCACGACCTGGAGGACGAACGTCACGCCATCCAAGCGGCGATTCCCCACGCCGTCAGCGTCTGGGGCGCCCAGGACCTGGAAGAGCGCGAGGCTCGCATGGCCGACTTCAAGTACGGCCGTTCCCAGATCATCAGCACCAAGCCGATCTTGGCCGGCAGCGGTACCAACTGGCAGCGCCACTGCCACCGCGAAATCTTCACCGGCATCACCGACAAGTTCAACGACTTCATCCAGGCCATTCACCGGACCGCCCGTTTTGGCCAGACCGAGCGGGTGCGCATCGACATCATTCACACCGAGGCGGAGCGCGAACGTGTCGCCAACCTGAAGGCGAAGTGGGCGCGTCACAACGCCCAGCAGGAGCGCATGGCGGCCCTGGTGCGCGAGTACGGACTGGATCAGTTGTCTATGCAGGACACGCTGGCCAGGACCATCGGGATCGAGCGCAAGGTGGTGCGCGGCGAGCGCTTCGAGGTGGCGCACAACGACTGCGTGCTGGAATCCATGCAGCAGACGGCGAACTCGGTGGACCTGATCGTCACCAGCATTCCGTTCGCCAACCACTACGAATACACGCCGAGCTACAACGACTTCGGCCACACCGAGGGCAACGACCACTTCTGGCGCCAGATGGACTTCCTGACGCCGCAGCTGCTACGGATCCTGAAGCCCGGGCGGATGTACTGCTGCCACGTCAAGGACCGGATCAACTTCGGCAACGTCACCGGTGCCGGCGTTCCCACCGTGAGCCCGTTCCATGCCGAGGCTATCTTCCACGCCAGGAAGCACGGCTTCGACTACATGGGGATGATCACCGTCATCACCGACGTGGTGCGGGAGAACAACCAGACCTATCGCCTCGGCTACACCGAGATGCGAAAGGACGGCACGAAGATGGGCGTGGGCAGCCCCGAGTACATCCTGCTGTTCCACAAGCCCCAGTCCGACCGCAGCCGTGGCTACGCCGACGAGCCGGTGCGCAAGACTGTCGAGGGCTACAGCCTGTCGCGCTGGCAGGTCGATGCGCACGCCTTCTGGCGCTCGGGTGGAAATCGCCTGCTGGGCGCCGAAGAACTGGCCGCCATGGGACCGGCCAAGCTGGCCAAGTTCTTCACCGAGGACAGCTTGCGCCGGGTATACGACTACGAGCAACACGTCGCGATCGGCGAGCAGCTGCAGGCGCGCAACGCGCTTCCGTCCACCTTCATGAGCCTGGCGCCGGGCAGTCACCACCCCGACGTGTGGCACGACGTGAACCGGATGCACACGCTGAATAGCGAGCAGTCGCGCCGGGCCGTCGAGCATCATGTGTGTCCGCTGCAGATCGACATTGTGGATCGCCTGATCGATCGGTACAGCAACCCCGGTGAGAAGGTCTATGACCCGTTCCACGGGCTGGGAACAGTGGGCGTGCGCGCGATCAAGAAGGGGCGCACGGCTGGTGGCTCGGAGTTGAGCGCCGCGTACTTCGCCGACCAGGTGCACTACCTACGCGCCGCTGAGCGCGAATTCACCATGCCTACGCTCTTTGACGCACTCGAACAGGAGGCAGCGTAATGGCTGAAAACACCTCGATCGAGTGGTGCGATGCCACCTTCAATCCCTGGATGGGATGCACCAAGGTAAGTCCGGGCTGCGATCACTGCTACGCCGAGGCGCGACTCGACAAGCGCCTGCATACGGTGAACTGGGGGCCTGGCCAGCCGCGCAAGCGCACCAGCCCTAACAACTGGCGCGAGCCGCAGCGGTGGAATGCCGAACCGTTCTACGAGTGCCTTGGATGCGGCAGTCGCGGAACGCTCGACGATCTGGATGCAGTCGACGAGCGCCAGTGCCATTGCGGCGGAGCGCTCAAACCGGCGCGCCGGCGGGTGTTCTGCGCCTCTCTGGCCGACGTTTTCGACAATGCAGTAGATCCGCAGTGGCGCGAAGATCTGTTCGAGCTGATCGCGGCCACGCCGAATCTGGACTGGCTGCTGCTGACGAAGCGCATCGGAAACGTCGGGAACATGCTGCCCGTGCCGTTCGACTTTGAGCGCATGTACCCCAATGTCTGGCTCAGCGCCACCATCGTCAACCAGGCCGAAGCCGATCGCGACATCCCGAAGCTGCTGGCCACGCCTGCGCGCATGCGGTTCCTGTCGATAGAGCCGCTGCTGAGGCCGGTGAGCTTCGAAGGCCTGTTCGCCAATCCCAGCAACCCTGCGGATGGTACGAATGCGCTGGAGGAAATCGACTGGGTGATCGTCGGTGGTGAGAGCGGGCCGCACGCGCGGCCGATGCACCCGGACTGGGCTCGATCGCTGCGCGATCAGTGCGCAGCTGCTGGCGTTCCCTTCCTGTTCAAGCAGCACGGTGAGTGGACCGAGGCCACGCTGAACAACGTTGACGCCGCCCGAGCCGACCGATTCGTCGAGCAGGATGGGATGGACAGCACGGACTGGACCATCGACCGCCACGGTCCAACGACAGCCCACATGGTCAAGGTCGGCAAGAAATCCGCCGGCCGCCTGCTCGATGGCCGCACGCATGACGAAATCCCGGAGCAAGCGTAATGGCCAACCCAACCCCCACCCTCCCCGATGCGCTGATCAAAGCGAACCACGACATGAAAAAACAAGATGCAGCAGCCCGAGAGGCGACATGGGATGACTACGAGCGCATCCGCGATCTGCCGAACGTCGATGAGGTGATTCGCAATTTCCTGATCGACAGCACGGGCGACAACTCGACGTGCATGGTGCGCGAAATCGTGGAAGCGTGGAGCGCATCTCAGGATGCAGCCGTACAAGGGGCGGTGGCGGTACCGGAGGGCTGGCAGCCGATCGAAACGGCCCCGAAGGATGGGACGCAGATTCTGATCGACACCGGCAAGGATGTAGCTGCCGGGTGCTGGGCTGGCGAAGGCGGTGCTCGTGGATGCGATGTCGCCGACGAGGAATATCCGTGGCTCGTGTTCGATCCCGCCACCGGTGGCCTGAACGCCTTGCTAGAGGACAAGCCGATCCGCTGGCGTGATCTTGTGCCCGCAGCCACATCCCTTGAAGGGGCTGCGATACCAGCAGTGAGCCAAGCAGCGCGGGATGTGCTGGCAGAGCGGCGCCGGCAGATTGAACAAGAAGGCTGGACGCCGGAATACGATGACGAATTTCACCCTGGCGGCAGGCTGGCGCACGCTGCTGCGTGCTACGCGCTTGGCAAGCACACGATTGGCCCGCATGTGCTGTGGCCGTGGAATTGGAGTTGGTGGAAACCCAAGGACAGGCGCAACGACCTCGTGCGCGCCGGTGCGCTGATCCTCGCTGAAATCGAACGCTTGGACCGCGCCGCCCTGTCCACCACCGCTACCGATGTGAAGGGCTGATCCAACATGAACGACGCACAGAACAACTATCGCAAAAAGCCTGTCGTGGTTCAGGCCGTCCAGTACACGGAGGCGGTACGCGATGCGTGCCTGTTCGACGACGGTACGCTGCCCGATGGCGTTTACATCCCGCGCAGCACACTGCACCCGACCACGCGCAAGGTGTGGAGCGCCGACGCCTACATCGACACACTGGAAGGCTGCATGGAGGTTTCGATTGGCGACTGGATCATTACCGGCATCAAAGGAGAGCACTACCCATGCAAGCCTGACATCTTCGCTGCGACCTACGAACCTGAGGGCGCAGCACTGGCGGCATCCCCGGAGCCGGTCACCTGGCAGTACCGAACGTATCACCGCTACGGTGATCCGGGCTGGGGACCATGGTGGACCTGCAACAAGGACGAAGCCGACTTTGTGGCGAGCAAGCCCGACACCGAAGTCCGCGCCCTCTACGCCACCCCTCCAGGCGGTGCGTCGCTGACGGATGAGCGGATTATTCATCTGTGGGATTCCCACGTTGGCGAGCCGACAGCAACGCTCCCGCTCACTGACGCCGACAAGACCGCCTTCGCCCGCGCCATCGAGAAAGAGCTTCGCTCTCCTGCTGCCGCTGCGCCAAGCACCCCTACTTTGGATTCCAGCTCCCCCACTAATGGCGCGAGCCACCCCATGATGGGGGAGTCCCGCGCTCCTGCTGCTGCTCCTGCACCGGAAGGCTACGAACTCGTGATGGTCCAGAACCTGCGGCCTGCCGACGAACCGGACTGGGACGAGTGCATTCGACAGGCAGAGGTTGCGACCGGCCTGAAGGTCGAACAACACACGATGAGCATCGTCATCCGGGAAGTGCGACGGTGGCTCGCTGGGCGCAGTGCCAAGGTTTGGCATCCGATTGAAACGGCGCCGAAGGATGGGACGTGCATTCTTGCCTTCTGGACGCCCATGAACGGAGAAAAGGTCATCGGCGCGCACTACGGCCTCACGAAGTTCTATGAGGGCTACTGGGTCTGCGCTGAAGACTCGTCGATCGAATGGACGATCCCAACACACTGGATGCCGCTGCCCGCAGCTCCCTCCACCGCTACCGATGTGAAGGGCTGACATGACGCCGATTCTTTGGATGCTTGTCGGAGCTGCCGCGATGCTCTCGCTTGAACTGCTTGGCGTGGCCCTCATTGCGCTGATCTTCCCGAACCTCTTTTGGAGCCGATGACATGAACGACGCACAGAACAAATCGCTCCTGCCCTGCCCGTTTTGCGGCGAGATTCCGAGTGAGCGGCGATGGATGGACGAAAGCGTCTACAGCCACGCTACGGTGGAATACCTGCAAATCACATGCGATGGCTGCGATGCCGGGACCCGCGCCAGTGAAAAGCATGACGAGATTCGCAGCGCATGGAACACCCGCGCCGCACTTGCGGCATCCCCGGAGCCGGTGGCGCGACAGATCGAAGTTGTGCCCGAGCTGAATATGTCGAACTACGACGAGGTGGATGTTGCTCGGCTCAACGAATGGGCCATCCGAGCAGATGCTGAAATCGACAGGCTTGCGGAGCAGATCGAAGCGTTGGACAAGCTGGCTGAGAAGTGGCTCGATGTGCGCGCAGACCTCCAGAAGTTGATCTGCGCCGAGCCCACCAGCGGCGCTTTCGAGGAAGTCGAATTGCTTGCAGTCAAGCTCGCCACCCCTTCAGTCGGTGTAGCTCCGCTGACGGAGGGTGAAGTTTTGAGCCTCGCCCATCAGGCCAATGTGTTGCTGCCGGGTGGTCCGAACTGGCGTCCTGCGGTTGATGCGCTGGTTCGCCTTGCCGCCTTGCTTCGCGCTCCTGCTGCCGCTCCTGCGCCCACCGTTTTTCACGGGTTTGAGGTGGTTCCGCTGGAAGGTGGCGGGTCCAAGATTGTTCCGACCTCGATCGCGATCCCCGCTGCCGCTCCTGCGGTCCCCCTGCCCGGCGCGGTCCAGTTCCCGGGCGTTTCCCCTGCGGCCGTGGGCCTACCCGCTGCCGCTCCTGCGGGGGAGCAAGAGCAGAGGGATGCGGAGTGACGCCACTCTGGTGGGTAACGAAAGATGGAAACCTCGACTGCCATGAACTCTATGTCCGGCACTACAGCGCCAACAACTATCTCGATGGCCGAAGGGAGCGAGACAAGCGCTTTTCCGGTCCTGGCGAAAAACTTGTGCTCCACATTGGTGGCCAAGCCCTTTTCGTCTGGCGCCGATTCGTTGACGACTGCATCGACGCTCGCACAGGAGACCGACAGGAAGGAATCAACTGCGCCGTCTTCCGAAACGAGAGCCAGCACCTATCGTCAGCCCTCATTCGCCAAGCGGATGCAATCGCTGATGCGGTCTGGACTGATCGCAGGCATTACACCTACGTCAATCGCCAAAAGGTCGCCTCAGCGAACCCTGGATATTGCTTTCTCGCCGCTGGCTGGCGGAGGTGCGGCATGACCAAGGGTGGACTTCTTGTTTTGGAAAGGGACGCCGCCATGGCAGCAGCGAAGGGAGCCGCTATTGGCGTGACGGCGTGCCGTGCGAGACAGATCGTCCCGTCCGAATGGGTGTGCGACTGCAACGCGCCGAGTACGGGGTGCAAGCCGACCGGCATCCGCAGGAATCAACTGGACCCACGCGCCTGTGGCGTGCAGGAGGTGGATCGTGGCTGACCTGACCGACAAGGAAATCGACACCCTCTGGCACCGCATGGGCAGCTTCTCGCCCAACGATCACCGCACGTTCGCCAGGATGGTCCTGCGCGAGGTTGAGCAGCACCGGCTGGGCGAGGAAGCCCAAGCCTTCGGCGAGTGGTGGGAGGCGAAGCAAGCCTGCCCAGAGCACAACATGATCACGCGCAACGCCGCCCACGCTGCATGGCAGGAGCGCGCCCGCCGCGCACACCTCTCTGGCGTGAAAGGGGGCGCGTGATGGTCGCCATTCCGAAGCGCTCCGATCTGGAACTCACGGGCCGCGCACGCGTGCGCCCTGGATGGCGCGGGCGCCTGGTGCTCCAGGTCGAGGTGCTGACCACGATCTACAGCGCGTGCCCGCCGATGCCCGGCCGAGATCCGCGCGAATGGCGCAACTTGATGCGCAGCGAAGGCGAGCAGCGCCTGCACTGGCGCGATGCCGCCTGGGACGACATGCATGCGCTCGACCGGCTCGACCTAGTGCCTGCGGGCGAAATGCATCCGTCCCGCCCGTGGCCGCGCACCCGTGGCGTGAAAGGAGCTGGCGAATGACATGCATCCGCATGGGCAGCAACGCCATCGTCTGCGTCGACCCGTGGGGTCGGCTGAAGGTTGGCAACCGCTATGTGTGGGTGCTCTTCCACGAATACTGCGGCCCGAGCTTCTACACCGACGCAGCCATGTCGAAGCTCTACGACCCGAACGACGAGAACGATCCGGTGTGGCCGCAGTTCGAACGATGGCTCAAGAAATATAGGGCCGCGAAAGACAAGCAGCAGCGCACCCGCGCCGCTGGCGTGATGGCGTCGGAACTGCCGCCCATCGGCGATGTGGTCTGGACGACCGAAGACGAGGAGCGGCTGACGGCACACAAGGCTGGCGTGTCAGCGCCTGACCATCAGACGATTTCCAGTCAACCGCCCATGGCAGCAGCGAAGGGAGGCGCATGAGCCGCCAGAACAAACCGATTCCTGAGGCGGAATCAATCCAGCCTGTTGACGGGCGTAGATGCTTTGGCTTGGCCAGAATCTGCGCAATGCAGTTGAAGTCAATCCCCAGGAAGCATGAGTGCAAGCAGCAGGGCCGCTGCATATTCGCACCGAAGGAATCGAAGGAGGCCGATCAATGAAAGCGAAGACCCAGAAGAGCAGCCCCATCGAGGCGCTGTACGTGGCCGCACGCGAAATCGTGGACGGCACCCGAGGCGTGTTCGAGAAGAGCGGCAAAGACGCGCGAGAAATCCGCCTTCCGATCCTCATGCACGGCACTGACATGCGCGTGACCATCGAGGCGGGCCCGAAGATCGCCGCTCGCAACGCCATCGAAGAGGCGAAGATGAAAGCCACCGGCCAGCCGGCCGGCTCCACTTGCGTCAACTGCGAGAACGAAGCCCGCGTGAGCGCCGGAAAGGATGCCAAATGACCGACGACCGTACTTTGTTGGAGATGGCGGCGAAAGCGGCTGGAATCTGCCTGCACAAGAATGTGAAGCACAGCTACGGAAACTGGGGCTGCGACACAACGTGCCTTGACTGCGGCAAGGACACCTATGGTCCTGGCTGGCATCCCCTCACCGACGATGGCGATGCGCTGCGGCTGGCAGTGAAGCTCGAACTTGCGATTGATTGCAGTATCCCAGGCCGAGTGCAATGCGCCGGTCCGTGCGGCATCGGCCTTGAGGAATACCACGCGAGAAACTGCTCTGACCCCTACGCCGCCACTCGCCGAGCTATCGTCCGCGCTGCCGCTTCCATCGGATCTAGCGACACCACCCCTTCTTCGGGAGGAGCATGACCAGCATCACGCGCCAGCAACTATGCGCCGAGCTTGCCATCAGCGAAAGCACAGTTCGCCGGCTGGAGCTAGACGGCCTCCCATTCACACCTGTAGGCTCAAGGGGCAAACGATATGATCTTTCAGAATGTAAGGCTTGGCTGAGGAAGAACCAATGTCAACCTGGATCGACAAAGACGGCCGCCGGCACGTCGGCATCATGGTCCACGGCAAACGAGTTCACAGAAAGCTACCGGAAGGCGCAACTGCGCGTGATGCCCAGCTCCTAGAAGCTGAGCTTCTATCGGCGATGGCCAAGAGCCGCGCCCCGGTCATTCCCGGCGACCCCAGCATGGTCGAAGTCATGGGGTTGTACCTCGAGCACACCAAGACGCTGCGCAGCCCCAAGACGGCCACATTTCACGCCGCCCGCATTGGCCCATGGGCAGAGAAGTACCGCGCCAGCCAAGCGCGCGAGTGCGCGGCACACATCCTCAAGGACATGACCGGCGCCTACGCGCCGGCGACCATCAACCGCAGCCTGGGCGCGATGAAGAAGGCGCTCGCGCTCGCGTGGGAGCATGGCCGCACGCCCGAGAACTACGGCCTGCGGATCAAGCGCGTGCGCGAGAACAACTTGCGCGACATGACGCTGACCATGGACCAGGTCAAGCAACTGGCCGACTGCGCGAGCGACCAGGTGGCCACCGCGATTTGGATTGCCCTGTTCACCGGGTGCCGGCGCGGCGAGATCCTGGCCATGCGCCAGGAGGACATCGGCGCCGACACCATCACGATCCGGGCCGGCAACACCAAAACGCTCAAGGCGCGCGTGGTGCCCATCGTGGCGCCGCTGCGCAAGTACCTGGCGGCCATCCCCCTGCAAGTCAATGCCGAGGGCCTCAAGACGGGCTTCAGGCGCGCCCGCGAGCGCGCCGAGATGCCCTGGATCACCTTCCACGATCTGCGCCGCTCCTGCGGCACTTTGATGATCGAGGCCGGCGTCGATCTGTACGTCGTCAGCAAGGTGCTGGGCCACTCGTCGGTCGCCGTCACGCAGTCGCGCTATGCGATCCTGGCCGATGAACGGGTGCGCAATGGCATGGAGCAGGCGTTCGGAGTTACACCCGAAATTACACCCGGAAAAGAAAAACGGCCCAGGAGGGCCGCTTAACTTCTCGTTTCAGAGGGGAATTCATGGTGGGTGATACATGGATCGAACATGTGACCCCTGCCGTGTGAAGGCTGTTGAACGCCAATAGCGCTGTGCGCTTCAGAGGGGAAGCGGACAAGCTG